ATGGCCTCGACCTCTTTGGTGGGTAAGACCACCTCCATCGCCCCGTCCCAGCTCACGCTGTTCCACAAGAACCCCCGCAAGGGCGACGTCAGTGCCATCGCGTCGTCTCTCCGGCGGCACACCCAGTACAAGCCGATCACCGCCAACGTCGGCACTCACACGGGTCGGCCCAACGAGGTACTGGCCGGTAACCACACGCTGCTCGCGTTCCGCGACCTCGCCGAGGCGGAGCCGGATGATCCTCGCTGGCGCAAGATGCTCGTCCACTGGGTCGACGTGGACGATGACCTCGCTGAGCGCATCGTCGTCGCCGACAACCAGACCTCCCAGCTCGGCGGGTTCGACGTCGCGGAGCTGGTGGGGCTGATTGAGGGGTTCGGCGAGGACATCGAAGGTCTGGGTTTCACCGACGCCGACATCTCCGACCTCAACGCGCTCTACGAGGAGGAGCACCCGATCACCGTGGTCGACCCGTTCGGGGGCGGCGGCGAGACCTCCGAGCAGCGTAAGCCGTTCCTCGACCCCGAGACCGGCCTGATGAACGTCAAGGACATCGCGACCAACTCGACCGAGTACGCCGACCAGACCAGCCGGATGGTCGTGATGAGCCTCGCCGTGCCTCACTTCGTCTGGGCGCAGGAGCAGATGACCCGGCTGCGCGGCGAACGCGGCGTCGAGACCAACTCTGAGCTGCTGCTCGATCTGCTCGCCGAGGCGACCGGCGAGACCCCGCCTCACGTGGAAGCGTCGGAATCCGACGCTGAGACGTCGGGTGACGACGACGGGTTCGAGTCGTTCGAGGACATCGGCGAGTGATCGAGCTGAACCTGCCCCGGCGCTGTTCCGCCGACGAGGCAACGACGACCGTGGGCGATACCGTTCCAGCCCGCGAGCCGTCCCCGCTCAAGCCGGGCACCGTCGTCCGCGACGCACACACAGGCGAGATCGTCCTGGGATACATGAAGATGCCGGAGGCCTCGATGCTCCGGCGGGCGGTGCTTGCGCTCGATTGCGGCTCAGGGACGCAGCGCACCAACAATTACCGCTCCAAGTCCAAGACGTTCGGCTTCGCGCCCCGGCGACCGGTGACCCGGCGCGAGGCGTGCACGATGACGACGACGGGCCGGGACCACCCCGAGATCGAACGGGTGTTGGAAAGCTACGCCGACAAGCTGGCCGGGATGCTCGGTGAGGTCGACCCGGCCCTGGTGCAGCACGGTCTCGATGAATTGGCAGAGGTCAAGCCGGAATGGCGGCTGGGAGAGACCAAGCTATGGACGTCCGGCGTCGTCAACGACACCGCGCAGCTGCCCTACCATCGCGACGGGTTCAACTTCCCCGTCTGGTCGGCGATGCCCGTGCTCCGGCGCGGCACCCGAGGCGGTCACCTGCATCTGCCGGAGTATGACTTGGTGGTGCCGTGCGATGACTCGTCGGTGACGCTGTTCCAGGGGTCTCGGTACGTCCACGGCGTCACCCCGATCACTCGCGTGAAGCGCGGCGAGGGGTACCGGGTCAGCGTGGTCTACTACGCGTTGCGCGGGATGAAGAACTGCTTTGACGCGGCGACCGAGGCGGCGTACGGACGTCAGCGCCGCACCGAGCGTGAGACAGAAATGGCCCGGCGCATCGCCGCCGGAGATCGCGGCATCCCCGGCAACGTCGACCCACGGGGAGCTGTCAAGCGTATGCAGCAACGTGAGGACGGACAGGGAACGGCGTGGCCGTAGTGTCTCCCGTCGTCGTCGGGGGAGTGATGTACGCTCGGGGCCATGCAAATCGCCATCCCGAGCTATCACCGGCCCGCGCGCATCGCCGAGACGACGCTGCCGTTGCTCCGGCGCGGCGGCGTCGACATGTCGACCGTGACGGTGTTTCTGACCGACGAGTACGAGCTTGAGGCCTACCGGCCCGCGATCGAACGGTTCGGCATCAACGCGGTCGAAGGTCACGCGGTCGGCATGGCCGCAGCCGCCAACCACATCGCCCGCGCTTACCCCGCCGGGACGCAGCTGGTGCGGATTGACGATGACGTCTCGTCCATTGTCCGGCGCGTAGACGACAAAACCCTGGTAGAGGTCGAGGACATCACCGCGCTGTTCGAGCGCGGCTTCCGCGAGGCGGCGGGCACCCTGTGGTGCGTGTACCCGGCGGCGAACCCGTTCTACATGGCTGACCGCGTGCGGCGCTCCGGCCTCTGGTACGCCGAGGGGTGCCTGTTCGGGTACGAGGTGACCGGCGGGGAGCACGAGTTCGTCACCGTCGACCACGGTGAGGACTATGAGCGGTCGCTGCGGTTCTTCACCGCGCTCGGCGCAATCACCCGGCTCGACGGGTATTCGTTCAAGAGCAAGTTCTGGAAGGAGCCCGGCGGGATGCAGGAGACCCGCACCCCCGAGAACATCCTGGCCGGGCTGTCCTCGATCCAACGCCGTTACCCCAATCTGACCCGCTTGTATTACAACGCCGCTGGTCGGCCCAACTTGAGGCTCAAGGTGATTCGATGACAACGCTCGTTGTCGCTCCGCATTTCGATGACGCCGAGATCGGCGCGTCTCGTTACCTCCGGCCCGGCGCGGCGGTGCTCGTCATCGCCGGTCAGGACAACGCTCGTCTGGTCGAGCAGCAGGCCGCGCTCGCCGCGCTCGGCGTCGACAACTTGACGGTGTATCGCGAGTGGGCCGACGGCGAGGTGCCCCACAGTGTCGCCGTCGTCTCCGCGATCGAGGACGCCATGCGCAGGGTCCATGCGCATACGGTCGTCTCGCCGCCCATCCTCGACTCCCACCAGGATCACGCCGCCGTCGCCCGCTCATGTCTGAGCGCGGTGCGGCGGTCGCCGGTGACGCTGATCGAGTACGAGACCCCGAGCGTGTTCCCCGAGTGGGTGCCCAACCGGTTCTGGGAGATGGATTGGGCTGACCTCAGCGACCAGCACGCCGCGATCAAGCATTACGGATCCCAGGCCCATCGCGCCTACATGACGGCGAACTGGCTGGAAACGCGCGCCGCGTTCCGTGGACAGCAGGTCGGGGTCGATCTGGCCCAGGCGTATCGAGTCGTTCGCGAGACCAGGAGAGTGCTCGAATGAACCCCCGTTTGATCTTCATCGTCGGCGGTCCCGGCTCCGGCAAGTCGACCCTCATGGCCGACATCACCGATCCGTACCAGCGCATCCCCGTCAACCAGAAGCATCCCGAGTGGGTGCTGCATGACATGCTCCGCGACCCGGCGACCGGCGCGGTGATCGGGGCGGAGCTGGGCGTTCGCCGAGGCCTGTTCTCCGGCACTGACACGCTCGCCTCCGCCATCATCGACAAGGCCATTCCGTGGATCGAGGCGCACCCGTACGACCTGATCTTGGCCGAGGGCGCGCGGCTCGCAACCCCTCGGTTCCTGCAAGCAGCAGTCAATGCTGGCTATGACGTCACGATTGCCCTCCTCGACCACGATCAGGCGGAAGCGTGGCGGGAGGATCGGGCACGCAAACTCAAGCGCGTGCAGAATGAGGCGTGGGTCGACGCTCGCCGATCGTCAGCCCGATCGTTCGCCGACGCGGCGGTCAAGCTCAAAGGGCGGTACCCGGTGCGGGTCTGGACCGGCCATCCCGACGACTTGCGCCAAGGACTACAGGAGATCATCGCCGATGGCTGAGAAACCGATCAAGGTGCGGATGCCGGACGACGACGGGACACCGACCCCCGACGTCTGGACCGGCGAAGGCCTGTTCGACACGGCCAAAGCCGCCGAGCTGTACGAGACGATCAAGACGTGGCCCGATGAGCAGATGCGGGCCATGCTCGCCTCGCTGCGGTCGGCGGAGACCCGTGCCGCGATCAAGGTCAAGTACCGCAACGCGGCGGAGATCGCGCGAGCCGTCACCCCCGGTTACAAGATCACCCCGGCCCTGAACCTGATCGCCACCCGCATCGAGACCTGCCTCAAGCGCCCGTCACGCCACCTGCTGATCAACATGCCTCCGCAGGAGGGCAAGTCACAGCTCGCCGCCGTCTGGACCGGCATCCGAGCGCTGCAGCTCAACCCCAACCGGCGCATCATCCTCGCCACCTATGCCCAGTCCCTCGCCGAGGACCACAGCCGGGCCATCCGCACGATGATCGAACGGCACGGGACCGACGTGCTCGACCCGGTGACGGGATTGCCGGTGCCCGACCGCCTCGGGCTGAAACTCAGCCCGTCGGCCCGCAAGGTCACCAGCTGGAAGGTTGAGGGCGGCAACGGCGGCTTCACCGCTGTCGGCGTCGGCGGCTCGATCACGGGCCGGTCGGCTGACCTGTTCATCATTGACGACCCGTTCAAGAACATGATGGAGGCCGACAGCGCTGCGCACCGGGCCAAGATTCACGACTGGTTCTCCAACGTCGTGATGACCCGACTGTCGCCCGAGGCCTCGATCATCCTGATTCAGACCCGCTGGCACCCCGAGGACTTGGCGGGCAAGGTGCTCGCGGGCGAAGCGGAGATGCCCCGAGAGCATCGCACCTGGCATCACATCAACATCCCCGCCATCGCCGAGGCCGGAATCAGCGACTCGCTCAACCGCGAGCCGGGCACGCCGATGGAGTCGGCCCGTGACGGCGTGACGATGGACGGCGAGGAGGTCAAGCGCAACTTCCCCAAGACACGCCGCGACGTCGGCGAGCGCACCTGGTACGCGCTCTATCAGGGCAGCCCGCGCAACCCGGCGGGCGGTCTGTTCCTGCGCAAGTGGTTCGAGCCGCGCTTGGAGGACACGCCTTCTAACCCGGTCGCCGCCATCATCGGCATCGACCCCGCCGACTCCGGCGAGGGCGACGACACCGGCATCATCGGCGGCTACCTCACGACGACCGGCAAAGTCATCCTCGCCGAGGACTGGTCTGGGCAGTTCACCCCCGACGAGTGGGCCAAGCAGGCGGTCACCCTCGCGCTGACGATGGGCGCGCGGGAGATCGCGATGGAGGCCTATGCGGCGGCGAACTCGTACCGCGACGCGCTGCGCCGGGCGTACCGCGACATGCACCGCGCCGTGGTCGAGAAGCAGTACAACGGCGCGATGCTGACCCCGCTGGAACAGCGACTCTTGCCCGACATCCCGCCCTTCACGATCTACAAGTGGCGCGCCGGGGGCAAGGTCGATGCAGTGGGCCGGAGCGCGCTGCTGCGGCAGGCGTTGGAGACCCGATCGTGCCAGGTGGTCGAGTACAACATGGCGGTGTTCGAGGAGCAGGCGTGCGACTGGCAGGCCGGTCAGCACCAGCCCGACCGGGTGAGTGCCGCGATCATCTGCCACGACCGGCTCGCCGCCCTCGGAAGCGGCGGCATGGGTCTCGTCGGCCCGGCGACGACGCCGAAGGAACCTCCGCCTCCGCCCGCGTGGCTGCGGCGGAGCATCCCCGGCTAGGCCTTCGCCTCGTAGCAGATCAAGATCATGCCGGGGCTGAGGTAGTCGGTGAACCACGCCTGGTCCGCTGCGCGGGCGGCGTCGAGGCCTCCGACGAACGCGACCGTCATATCAGGGATCACCTCGGCGGCACCCTTGGACTCCGCGAAGTCGCACACGAAATTCCAGATCGCCTCGCCCCACCATTGCGGGTCGGCCAGCACCTCGGCCAGCACCACCGGTATCTCGATGCGGAAGCGGCGGGCGCGTTGGATCGCGATGCGGATTCCACGACGGCGCTTCATCGGCACGACGTCGCCCATCAGTCCCCCAGTCCGGCCAGTACCTCAAGCCGGTACTGCGTCACCGGCAAGATCGGATGCCCGAGCTGATGGCAGATGGTCGCGCCGACGGCGAGCGCGTCGGCCTCGTTGTCGTTGCTCACGTCGGCCTCGGGAAACAGCTTGATCATCGCGGCGAGCACCTGCTGCTTGTTGGAGTTGCCCTTGCCGGTCGCGAACTTGGCGCGGGCCGACGTCGCGACCACCTGCAGCGGCACGTCGTGTTTCTCGCACAGCTCGATCACCCGCCCGAATATCCACGGCAGCACCCACGCCGACTCGCCCCGAGCGCCGAACGCCAGCGACTCCATCCCAACCGCGTCGGGCCGGTCGTCGCCCTCAAAGCACGCCTCGATCTGCTCGATGAGGGCGTTGACCCGACGGGCCATCGCCCGCTTGGACTTGTCCTTGGTCGGCTTCGGAGCGCCGACGGTGGCGACGACGGCGATGTAGGCCGCGAGCGGATTCTCATCCTCGATCGGCTGGACGTCGATGCGGGCCAGGCCGGTCGCCGCGAGCGAGGTGTCGATACCGAGGATGCGCATGGCGCGAGCTTACCCGCCGACGTCGGGATAGTCGAGGTACACTGCCGACATGACCCTCATCGTTCTCGGCGTCTACGTGCTCGTCGTCGCCCGCCTGACCCGGCTGATCAACTCGGACACGATCTTGGACCGGCCTCGCCTCGCGATCATCACCCGAGCGCGGGCGAGCCGGATGGATGCGAACGAGGCTCGTGCCCTCGGCCAGGACGTGCGCGCGACCCTGTTGGAGCGCCGGGCGCGTCGGTGGGCGGCGGCGATGTATTGGGTGCAATGCCCTTGGTGCGTCGGCATGTGGATCGCGCTGGCCTCGGCGATTGCTCCCGTCCTGATCCTCGGCTGGCACTGGGCGGCGTTCCTGCCGGTCGCCCTCGCGACGTCCCATCTGGTCGGGGTCTGCGCTCGCTTCGCGGACACCGAGGAGATGGCTGTGGTCGAGGATGATGACCAGTAGCACGCTCGCCGGATAACCTGACCCGTATGGCCCCGTCGACTTTGCGGATCGTTCGCCGCCCCAAGGGCGCTCCGGCGCGTTCCCTGACGGCAGCGTCGCAGCCGATTGAAGACCCCCAGAAGATCAAGGGCAACATCAACGGCCTGCTCCGCACGACGTGGCAAGCCGAGGCCTGGGACATGCTCGACCTGGTGGGTGAGCTGCGGTATTACGTCGGCTGGCGAGCATCGAGCTGCAGCCGTGTCCGGCTGGTGATCTCCGAGCTTGACGACGACGGTGCCCCGACCGGTGGCGTCGCCGACGACAACCCCGATCAGCAGAAGTTGATCGAGGTCGCCCGCGCGATCGCGGGCGGGCGACTGGGCCAGTCCCAGCTGGTCAAGCGCCTGGTCGAGTGCTTGACGGTGCCGGGTGAGTCCTACATCGCCATCCTCCTCCGCGACGACGGCGAGCACTGGCTGGCCCTGACCCGCGAAGAGTGGAAGTCCAAGCCAGGCGGCGGCACCGACATCGAGATGCCCGACGGGACGATGCACGAGTACGTGAAGGGTGTCGACCGGCTGTTCCGCGTGTGGAACCCCCGGCCTCGGCGCGCCAAAGAGGCCGACAGCCCGGTCCGCGCGTGCCTCGACCCGCTACGCGAGATCGTTCGCACGACTAAGAAGATCAAGAACGCGAGCAAGTCCCGCCTCATCGGCAACGGCGTCGTGTTCCTGCCGCAGGAGATGTCGCTGCCCGCTGCGCAGGCTCCGCTCGCCGCCGGAAAGCCGGGCGACCCGACCCCGGTGTTCTCCGGTGCCGCCGGAGCCGAGCAGCTGAGCGACCTGCTGTACAACGTCGCCAAGGTCGCCGTCGATGACGAGGACTCGCAGGCAGCGTTCATCCCGATCTTCGCGACCGTCCCCGGCGAGCACCTGCAAAAGGTGAACCACCTCAAGTTCGGCAACGAGATCACCGAGGTGGAGATCAAAACGCGCAACGACGCCATCGCGCGGCTCGCGATGGGCCTCGACGTGTCGCCGGAGCGACTGCTGGGCCTCGGCTCCAACTCCAACCACTGGTCGGCGTGGCAGATCGGCGACGAAGATGTGCAGCTGCATATCAACCCCGTCATGGAGACCATCTGCCAGTTCATCAACGACCAGGTGCTCAAGCGCGTGTTCGAGGACATGGGTCTGGACCCGGCCAAGTACGTGCTCTGGTACGACGCTTCGCAGCTCACGATCGACCCCGACAAGTCGGATGAAGCGACCGAGGCGCATGACCGGGGCGCGATCACCTCCGAGGCCTACCGCAAGTACCTCGGTCTCGGCGATGAATCCGGCTACGACCTTGAGAGCATCGACGGTTGGAAGCAACTCGCTCAGGACATCGTGGCGAAGAACCCCGAGATGATCACGACGTGGGCACCGCTGATCGACGCGCTCGATGGCGTCGAGTTCCCGCAGCCGGTCGCCGCGCTGCCTCCCGGCAACGAGGAGAACCCCGAGACCGAACCCGAGGGTCAGAGCACCGAGGGCGAGGAACCGGGCACCGAGGAGAGCAGCGAGCAGGCCGCAATCACCGCCCGCATTCACTCGTCGGCGGAGTACATCCTGGCCGAACATCTGCTCGTGACGCGGGCGCTCGATCTCGCCGGGAAGCGCCGCGTCAAGACGTACGACCACGACCAGAGGGCGCGGCTGTCGAGCTACCCGGCGCACCGCTGGCATCGGATGCTGCCGCCGGTCGAGGAACCCGACATCCCCCGCCTCATCAACGGGTGGGACGCCGGTCTGGAAGATCATGCCATCGCGCTGCTCGGGGTCGACACCGAACAGCTCCGCGCTCGGGTGCGCGCCGCGATCTATCGCGAACTGACCCGGCCCGTCGTTGATGGGGAGGCAAGCTGATGTTCCCCGAACCGGGCGAGGCCATCAACCGGACCATCGAGGCGGAGGCGGCGTTGACCGACCTCTACGCCGAGGCTTTGAATCAGTGGGTTGCTGAGACCGCCGGATACGTGCTCCCAGAGCTTCCGCAATTGACTGCCTCGACCTTGCCCCCAGACCCGAATGCCGTAGTAGAAACGTCGGGGCGATGGGATCAGCTTGCGGAGACGCTGATCCTATCGGGTCTCGTAGGGATATTTGCTTTGTCGATTTTGGAAGCTGCATCGGCCCTGGATATAGAACTGCCGACGGCGAGTCTCGGCGCGTCGCGAGCGCGTGAATTGCCGGAGGCCGTGGTGCGGTCTCTCGTGCGGACGACCGAGGCGACCGTGGACGAGATCGAGCGCGCGTGGGAGAAGGTGCAGGGCGACCCGTACCTCAAGCAGGCCTGTGACGACTTCATCGAGACGCAGCGCGCGACCGTCGCCGCGACGCCGGACATCATGGCCTCCAAGGTCCAGTCCGCAATGGACCAGTCGCTCCGCGATGCGCCGGTTCCGACCGCCGATAGTCCTGAGCCGACCGTGACCGTCATGATCGAGCGACAGCGCGATGCCGTGGCGGAGGTGATGACGCCGGGCAGCGAGGCGGTGCGCGACGTCTCCCGCAATCAGGGGTACCAGGCGGCGTCGGTCCAGAACGCGGCGGTCGTCACGGCAGCCGCGATGAGCGAGGATGCCGACGAACTCGACAAGGTGTGGATCGCGACGATTGACGGGCGAACGCGGCCTACCCACTTCGCCGCCGACGGCCAGCGCGCACCCCTCGCCGGTAGTTTCACCGTAGGCGGAACGCACCTCGCGTACCCCGCCGACCCGACCGGCCCGGCTGCGGAGGTCAAGAACTGCCGCTGCCGCGTCGGCATCCTCGCCCACGATGAGGAGCTGCCCAGTGAGGTCGACCGCCACACCGAGCGACTTTCGGGCCGGGATGCAACGGCGCGCAATCGCACCGGCTCACAGGCCGATGAGATCGAGCGCCGGGCGGAGCGCGGCACCGTACGTGCACGTGACGACGAAGATGGGATTGGCAGGACGGCTGCCGGACCCCCGACCGAGGAGCACGACATGACCGTCGGCAAGTCCAACAAGTTCCAGCACGACGGCGGTGAAGCGACCACTACGCTCGCCGCCTCCGAGGACGACGGCGAGGAGCAGAGCGAGACGTTCCGCACCTTCACCGACGCGGTGATTGCGCTGCTGGGCGTGTCGACCTCCGACGACCGGATGATCGCCACCGACGCCGAGCTGAGCTACCGCAGCTTCCCTCACCCGCTCATGTGGATGAAGCAGACCGGCTCCGGCTACGGCGGGCACACCGAGGCTTTCACCGTCGGCGCGATCGAGTCGGCCCGCGTCGAAGGCGACAAGGTGCTCGGCTCCGGCTACTTGCTCAACACGCCCGAGGCCGATGAGGCGGCGGGCGAGCTGGCTCACAAGGTCACCGCACCGTCCGTCGACCTCGCTCAGACCGAGTGGAAGCTGACTGACGAGGACGGCAACGAGATCACCGAGGAGGAGTGGTGGGACTTGCCCATCGACGCCAAGGTGCTGCAGTGCATCACCGCAGCCGAGCTGATCGGCACGACCCTCGTGGCCAAGCCTGCCTTCGGCGACACCTCCATCACCCTCAACGCCGAGCGCGAAAGTCGCGACATCGCGGTGGTCGCCAGCGCGGCTGAGGAGTTCCGCCCGCGCGTGTACCCGGCAGAGATGTTCGCCGCGCCGGGCCTGACCGAACCGACGTTGCCGACGATGGACCCCGAGACCGGGCGGTTCTACGGGCACCTCGCCTGCTTCGGCGCGTGCCACCGGTCGATTCAGTCCAAGTGCGTCATGGCTCCCAAGTCGCCGAGCGACTACGCGCATTTCCACACCTCGCCCGCCGTCCGGCTCGATGACGGGCGGTCGCTGCCGGTCGGGCGGCTGACCGTCGGGACCGGCCACGCGCCGGACCACGTGAATGGCCGCGTCGCCGCTGCCCACTACGACAACACCGGAGCCTGCTTCGCGCTGGTGCGGGTGTACGAGACCGAGGTGGGCATTGAGTTCTCCGGCGTCGCGCATCCGCAGGCGACCCCCGAGCAGATCGAGATGGGCATCACGGCTCCGCTGTCGGGCGACTGGCGCGACTTCGGCCAGGGTCTCGAACTGGTCGCCGCGCTCGCCGTCAACACCCCCGGCTTCGCGGCTCGCGGTCGTGAGGACTCGATGGGTCGCCCGGTGGCGCTGGTCGCGTCGCTCGGTCCCGCCCCGTCGGCCTCGGCTCAGGGCCAGGCCGCGCTGACCGCCGAGAGCATCAGCGAGATCGTGGAGGCGGCGTTCGACCGGGCGACGGCCAAGGCCAAGCGCGCGGCGGAGGCTGACGGTCTGATGGCGGCGGCGGCGTCCAAGGTCGGTGCACCTCCGCCCGAGCCGGAACCGGTCGATGAGGTCGAGGCTCTGCTGGCGAGGGCGCGCTGATGGGCTGCCGCTGCGGAGGCGGTGCAGGCTCCGGCCAAAGCACCTCCGACATCATCGGGTACCGCGCGTACCTGCCCGACGGGACCATCGTGCCGCCGGTCGATGAGCCGCCGTTCTTCCAGTACCGCGAGGCTCATACCGAGGTGCTTTTGGCTGGTGGCGGGACCACGCGCGCTATCCGGCGCGCGGGAGACGTCGCCGAGGATGCGCCTGCCTGAACAGAGCGTGCACGGTCGGCGGCTACGTTTCTCAGCAGAGAGTTCCTGATCTGAGCTATGTGCCGGGGCGCGCTCGCCGAAACAAACGAATGACACGAACCGAGGAGTCCGCAGTGACTATCCACAAGCCGATCCCGCGTCACCGCGTGTTCAGCGTCGTCAACGTCGGCCAGTTCGCGGCACGTCAGGGCTTCACCATGCCCGAGACCTTGCCGGAGACGGTGGCCGAGCTTGAGCCGCTGCTCGCTGCGGCCCGCGCTGAGGTCAACGTCTATCAGGCGCAGCACGCCGCCGGTCGCGAGCTGTCGAGCGACGACATCGAGGCGATGCGCGGCCTGCTCTCCGAAGGCGGTCACCTCGACCAGCTTGAGGCTGCGCTGGCTGCCGCTCAGTCTGCCGAGGCGGATCACTCCGCCGAGGTCGCCGGGCTGCTCAACCGCGCTGCCGGTAACGGCGGTCAGGCTCCGGCTGCGGAGGGCGATTCCACCCCCGAGGCTGACGCGGAGACTGACGAGACCGACGGCGACGGCGGAGAGGGCGCGGAAGCTCCCGAAGGCGCGCAGGAGGAGCAGCGGGAACTCGTTACCGCTGGCGCTCCGCCCGCGACCAACGGCGGGCAGCGTCCGGTCAGCTTCACCAGCACCGGCACCGACAACATCCCCGGCCACGAGGCCACCGAGCGCACCCCCGGCTGGAACATGCACCCCGGTGCACCCGGCTACCGCGCCGGTATGGGACAGGTCGGGTTCGAGCAGATTGCCCGCTCGCTGGACTCGATTCGGCCCGGCTCGCGTGCCTCGATGCGCCCGAACCGGCCCAACAAGGTCCAGGACGGTCGCGAGTACGCCCGTCAGGTCGTGTCCACTCTGGACCGCAACGTCGAGGTGGTCGATGACCCGCACGCGCTGGTCGCCGCGATCACCGAGGCGACCAAGGCGGGTAACCTGCAGCGCCCGACGTTCGACAAGGACACTGGGAGCCTGACGGCTGCCGGTGGCTGGTGCGCCCCGTCGGAGCAGTTGTACGACTTCTGCGACGTGCCGGACGCGACTGACCTGATCAGCCTGCCGGAGATCACCATCAACCGTGGCGGCATCCGCTGGCCGGTCGAGCCTGATCTGTCGGAGATTTTCGAGGAGTTCGAGTGGTTCTTCACCGAACAGCAGCTCGAAGCGACCGACGTTGACGGCAACCCGACCGCGATCAAGACGTGCGTCGAGGTGCCCTGCACCGATGAGTTCGCCGAAATCCGCCTCAACGCGGTCGGCTGGTGCGTCGAGGCGGGCATTCTGCAGGTCCAGGGCTGGCCGGAGCTGGTCGAGTGGTTCATGCGTAACCTCACGCAGGAGCACCTGCGAGCGCTGAGCCGCCGGACCATCCTCGACATGGTGGCCGGGTCGGGCGCGGAGATCGTCATCCCGGCGACCTCCACGATGGGCGCGATGGCGTCGGTGCTGAACAGCCTCGCGCTGGTGGCGACCAACATCCGCCTCAAGCGCGGTCTGTCTCGTACCGCCACGATCGAGGGCGTGGCCCCGTCGTGGTTCCACGAGGTCATCCGCGCCGACATCGCGATGCGGGCGGGCGGCGTCGAGGTATTCACCGTCACCGATGCGCAGATCGACGCGGCGCTGCGGGCGCGGAACATCTCGCTGCAGTTCGTCGGCGACTGGCAGACCCGCGCTGCGGACCTGCCGGGCAACCTCGCGACGACCACGTGGCCGGACACCGTGAACGTTCTGCTGTACCCGGCGGGTACCTGGTTCCGCTCGATGAGCAACGTGATCGAGCTGGGCGTGATGTACCCGAAGGAGCAGCTGCAGGTGAACCGCTTCACCCGCATGTTCACTGAGGATGCCATCGCCGTCGGCAAGCGCTGCGGGGAGTCGGTGAACGTCAAGCTGACGCTCGACGTCTCCGGCGCGACCGGTGCCCTGCAGCGCCGGACCAACCTGGCAGCGTAAGGCCGCTCGGTAACAGCAGACTGAGGGCGAGTGTCGTGAGCAACCCGAGGCCGCTCACGGCGCTCGCCCTCGCTGTGCATCTAGACCTGGGAGGATGACACCATGACCGCACCCGTCCTGCTGCCGCTGCAGTTCGAGCCGCCCCTGCAGAACCCGTCGCCGTACGGCCTGTTCGCGGCGACCGACTGGCAGGTGCCCGCCGAGGTCGGCGACTCGACCGAGGGTGATGCTGTCCGGCACCTCAACGGCGTCGACTTCCGGCCCGTCGGCAACTACGGCGGCGATGAGCAGTCCGGCCTCTGGCCGAACGACTCGTGCGTCACCGGCACCGTCCCCGACCCCGGCCTGCGCAAAGAGGGTCTGCGCACCGAAGGCCTCGACACGTTCGACCCGACCGTGGTCTGGGCCTACGACGAGTGCGACCTGACCGAGCCGAGCCGCGCCGAGGTCCGCGCGCGAGCGGCACAGATTCTCCGCTTGGAGGAACAGGTCAAGGTCGAGCGCGAGCTGGCTGCGCGGATGCTGGTCGACGCCGGGGTCATCTCCCAGACCGCCGTGACCCTCGCTCAGGCCATCGGGTACTTGGAGGCGCAGTTCGCGCTGACCAGCACGCTCGGCCTGATCCATATCGGCGCTCAGTGGGTCGCTCAGGACATGGACCTGTTCATCAAGGCCGGGACCACCTACAAGTCGCCGCTCGGTCACACGTACGTGATCGGCGGCGGCTACGTTGACGGCCTTGAGGACACCCTCGTGGCGACCTCGCCGACGTACGGGTGGCGGGATGACCCGACCGTGCGCGAGGCCATCGAGGAGCGTCACAACACGTTTGTGGCGGTCGCTGAGCGTACCGTCCTGGTCGGGTACGAACACCTGGTCGCTGCCGTCACGATCGACACCACGCCGTAGAGGAGACACCAATGCCCGCTGGAATCATCGCGACCGTCGATGACGGCTACGCGACCATCGACTTCGTGGACCCGGCGCTTCGTGGTCCCGGCCTGCAGGCCGTGATCGACATCGCCGGTCCACACGCCATCGAGACCATCACCCGCAAGGGTCCGCGTCGCCAGTACAAGATGCTGGTCGGCAACGCCGAGGCGGCAGGCCTCCTCGATGGGGATGAGTCGGGGCGGCTGCGCACCGCCGGTCCCGATCTCGGCGCGGCGGCTGCGCTGGTCGCCGCCGACCCCAACGTCAACGCCGGAGCCGACAACGCGGACTGGCACACCCCGTACGACGAGTACACCAGCGCCAACAAGTACGTCGGCACCACGACCGTCACCGCAGCTCGCGCGGCCTCCGACCCGGCCTACACCGGGACGGCGAACGCGATCGGCGGGACCAACGCGGGCGACACCCCGACTCACAAGCAGGTCATCGAGCACGTCAAGACGGCGCACCCCGAGGGCGGGTTCGTCGGTTCGACGCCGGGCGGCGAACCGGTCTATCCCGACCCTGAGCTGGGCGAACCGTCGCTGACGTGGACTCGCGCACAGCTCGATGCGTACGCGGCGGATATGACCCCGCCGGTCGACACGACCGCCCTTGCCAACAAGCAGGCCGTGATCGACGCCATTGCGGCCAATCCGCCCGCCGGAGAGCCGAGCTTGACCTGGCTGCGGATTCAGCTCGATGCGTACGCGGCGGCAATGGAGCCGTCGATTGACACCACCGGCCTCGCCGACAAGCAGGCCGTGCTCGACGCTATCGCCGCCAACGAGTGAGGACAGGTGTAATGACCAGTAATGACCCGGTACCGGTGGGAGGCCTTCGCGGTCGACTCCAATTGCTGATTCCCGCGTCGTGGCGCGAAGGCTGGTATCGCATCGCCTCCGGCGGCGTGATGTTCCTGCTGGCGTTCGGCCTCCTCGACGCCAACGAGGCCGCGCTGTGGACCCAGTTCGGCGTCGGGCTGGTGACCTTGATCTTCGCTCTGATCTACGCCTACACGCCCGCTCGGGTGGCTCTGTATGCGTTCCTCGGCGTCGGCGGGTCGGTGCTGCTGTATTACGGCATCGTCACGGACGTCCGTTGGGCCTTGATCACTGCCGCCGTCGCTCAGGCTTTCGGTATCGCTACCGCAGCTGCCAAGACGGTCACGGCCGATGGTTCCAGCGGCCAAGTGGTCTCTCGCCGGGCGTAAGTCCGGTGACGAACCCGTGGGATGGTCCAAGGCACCGTTCGTGGGCATCGAACACGATGCTCACGTTCATCCTGCTCTTGGTCTGCATCGCGGCCACCGTGACGACAGACATCATCGGTGAGCCGCCTGCGTATCTGGTCGGCCTCCTCGGCACCGCTGCCGGGGCGTTCTTCACTGCCATCGGCTCCGACAAGCAGAAGCGCGACTCCGAGGTGCGCGACACAGCGGTGGAGGCCAAGCAGACCGCTGAACGGGCGGAGACCAAGGCCGACTCGCTGGGCGAGATCGCCGAGCGCGACCACCCCGGCGAGCTGCCAGCGCCACCGTTCGAGGGCGGTGGTAACAGGTGACTTCCGTGCTTAGCCTCCTGTACTCGCTGCCGTTCGCCATTGGTCTGGTGATCGGCGTCGCGGGCATGAAGGTCTACCAGCACGCTCAGTGCAAGATCGCCGACGCGCAGCACCCGCTGCCCGGCGGTCGGCACCGGCATCCCGCACCGATCAGCCGTGTGTGGGTCGGCGGATTCTTGACCATCGCGGTGCTCGGGTACGTCTTGCTGCAGGTCGGCCAGATCGAGACCCGCTACAAGGGCCTCGCCGACAACGTGGAGCGCTGCCAGGTCGAGTTCCAGCAGGCCATCACCGCCCGCTCCAAGATCACGACCGAGAACGACCAGCTCAGCCGTCAGCGGCAGGACTTGCTGCAGGAGTACGGGCGGGCGACGTCGCTGTGGCTCAGTCAGCTGGTCAACCTGCCCGAGGACATCGCTGATCTCTCCTCGACCGACCCGCGCGTCATCGCCTGGGGTCAGGCCGTGACGCGGGTCTACTCCGAGCACGCGCTGCGCATCAACAGCAAGCTCAACGACATCGGCAAGCGGCAGGAACAGCTCGAACAGGACCGGCGCGACCATCCCCTTCCGCAGGCGACATGTGGAGTGAGCTGATCACCGCCGTGGTGATCACGATGACTCCGCCCGTTGTGGACGCTCCGACGGTAATGCGGGCCGGGCCGACGCTCGGCAGCGTGGCAGAGGCACCTTACGTCTCGTGCCGGGACGGGTACGTGGCCCCGAGCCTCGACCAGTGCCCGGTGATTCAGCGACACACGACTGGCCCGCCCATCCCGCCGATCGGCGGTGGACCTCGTCGTCGAGGTCTCCTGGGCCTCGGCGGCGTCGGCGGTCTCCTGTGACTGCACGCCGATCGAATACGGTGGTACCAGCCTCGGAGACCGACCCCGGCGCGTGCGCGCCACCGAACTAGAGGAGCAGGTCAGCATGACCACCTTCCCGCTCGTCAAGGGCACGCGCCTCCGCGCCACCAAGGTCGACAGCTGCGGCAAGCCCATCGCTGGGCCTCGCAATCGTCTCGTCACCTCCGGCTTCGTGACGCTGGGTCTGACCGCTGTGATGCGCGAGGCTCAGGACTTGACGCAGGACAACGCCGAGGGCAAGGAATGCGTCTCTGACCGCACCGCGCCCGAGCGTCGCTGGTACACCCCGGCGCTGGAACTCTGCAACGTCAACCCCGGCCTGATCACCATGTTCACCGGCTGGGAGAACCTGCTGGACGCGGACGATGAAGTCATCGGCTTCCGCGACCAGAAGGAGATCGAGAGCGACTACGGCATTGCCCTTGAGGTTTGGACCTCGGGCAAGTCGGAGGACGACTGCGGCGACATCCCCACGACCGACGCGGCGCTGCTCGATACCAGCTCGGGCCGCAAGTACGGGTATTTCCTGTTCGCGGGCACCGAGTGGACGCTGGGCGACATCACGATCGGCGCGACCGTCGCGACCCTGACCCTGACGGGCCGGACCATCGCGATGCCCAACTGGGGCAAGGGTCCGTACAACGTGCAGGACGACGGCACCGGCACCGCGTCCCGTCTGCTCGTGCCGACGTCCAAGAAGGAACACCTCACCGTGTTCCGTACCCCGATCGCTCCGCCGGAGCCGACCGAGGGCAGCCAGCCGGTCCCGCTGGCGACGTCGACCGTGTTCGTGGACCCCGACTTCTACTACGGCGGTCCGGCGGCGGAGCCTGCAGCCGACGTCGCGCCCGAGCAGCCTGCGGTGTAAGTTCGGCTGATCAGCGAAGCCGTGATGCGACCCTTGCCCTCAACGGGGCAGGGGTCGCACTCGTTTGGGATAGCCTGACCAGGTGACCTTTGAGTGGCCCGTCGAGCGCAGCCTGCTCCCTGCGCTGCCGGAGCTGACCGACCCGCCGAGCGCGGAGTACACGCAGGCCTTGCTGCAGCGCGACGCGGCGGAGGCCTTGGCGATTCAGGTGCTCTGGGCGCTGAGCGGGAGACAGTTCGGGCTGCGGACGATCACGGCCCGCCCGTGCCGGTCTCCGCTGCCGCATGAGCTGTTCGGGCGCGAAGGCGGGACCGTCATCACCAGCTACGTCCTCAGCTGGGAGGGGTACGGCTGGGTGACGTGGCCCTGCGGCTGTGCGGGACCGTGCCGCGAGATCGGCCCGAACATGGTCCATCTGCCCGGCCCGGTCGCCGAGGTCGTCAGCGTCGAGATCAACGGCGCGGAACTCGACCCGGCGCAGTGGAAAGTCGAGGGCAACGTGCTCTACCGGCTGACCGCACCGTGGCCGGTGCAGGACTTGAACCGTCCGCTCGGGAACACCGGCACCTGGGGAGTCACCTACAAGATCGGGCTTCCGGTGCCGGGCGGCGTCGCGGAGCTGACCGCGCTGCTCGCCAAAGAGTTCCTGGCTGCCATCGCGGGCGGCGGCAACTGCCGACTGCCGCGTACGGTCACGACCGCGAGCCGCCAAGGCGTCACCTACCGGGTCTATGACCCGGCGGTGATCTATGCCAACGGCAAGACCGGCCTCGCCGAGGTCGACATGTGGCTGGCCTCGGTCAACCCGCATCACCTCATGGCCTCGCCGACGGTCCGCTGATGGCCGACCCCGCAGCACACGTCGTAGCGACCGTCATGCAGGCGGTGCGCGACGCTTTCGCGCCCGAGACCGGCGACCCCTACCCGGTGCGGTTCTTTGCCGGTGACGGTCCCGCCCTCGCCGCTTGGGACTCGCACGCGAGCCAGAGCTGCGATGTCCCGTTCCTGTGGGTGCTCGCGCAGCGCCGGTATCGGTCGCAGACGTTCCCCGCTCCGACCATCGACACGACGCCGTGCGGCCTGACCCGCGTCATCAGCCTGCAGGTCGGCGTAGGCCGGTGCGTGGACGTCTCCGAGGTGCCGAACTGGGACACCTACCTCGCCGAGGCGACCCGATCACTCGGCGACTCGTACCGCGTCGAGCTGGCCCTGTGCCGGGCGGCGAAGTTGCTGACCGCCGACGGCGCGGAGGTCGGCACCGACACCCTGCTCCCGTATGGTCCAGAGGGCGGCGTGGTCGCGTGGACCGGCGTCATTTACGCGAGTCTGTGAGGAGATGAGCATGGCCCAGATCACGATCGAGGGAAGCATCAGCCCGGCGGCGGGTCTCGCGCGCGGTGAGCGCCGGACGGTGCAGGACACCCCCGACGTTCGCGCCTACGTCGCCAAGGGGTTCGCCGTGATCGTGGATGAGCGCACCGACACCGAGCGCGAGGCCGACGAACAGGCGGAGATCGCCCGCGACGCGCTCGGCGTCCCGGCCCGCAACGCCAGCCGCGACGACTGGGCTGAGTTCCTGGCTCAGCACCCCGGCGGGTTCGTCACCGACGGCAAGACTCGTGACCAGCTCATCGCCGAATGGGATGCCTGGGAACCGACCGTCGCCGCTGAGTAATGGCTCGGGTCACCGCCCGCATCGAGATCAACGAGACCGGGCTGGAACAGCAGTCCGGCGTCATCCTCCGCCGGAAACATCGCTCACTCACCCGTCAGATCGCGACCGAGGCGCGCGTTCGCGTCCCCGTCGACACCGGGCGGTTGGGGCAGGGTATCCAGGAGATGCCGCAGCGGTACCGCCCATTCCACGTTGACGGCGGGGTCGAGGACGATGTGGAGTACGCGGCAGCGGTCCACGAGGGGTCGAGGCCGCACCGCATCGTCGCCCGCAAGGCGGAGGCCTTGCACTTCTGGTGGCACGGTCGCGAGATATTCCGCAAGTCGGTCTGGCACCCTGGTACCCGGTCGCGCCCGTTCCTGCGCAACGCGGGCGAAGCGGTGATCGCCCGCGACCCGCACATCAACCGGGTGTAGCCCGACGACGGTGGTATCGTCGCCGCCGTAGGCCTCGGACCCTTGGGAGACTCATGACCACGTTCAACGCTGACGGCACTCGGGAGAAGGCGCACTCGCTGCCCGAGGCGGAGCCGGACCCCGACATTCAACTCACGCCTCCGCCGGACTGCGAGGTGGATGCGCTCGACGTCGAGACCGACGACACGGCCAGCGTGATCGCCGACCTCGCGACCGACCCGGCGGATGACCCGAGGGACACGGTGAAGGCGGAGGTGGTCGAGCCGGAAGCGGTCGGCACCGCCATCGCGCTGTCGCCCCGGCTCGATGTCTCGACCATTGAGAAGTGGGACCACGATTGGCTTGAGTTCAAGGGCGACAAGCTCGGCATCCGCGTCCCCACCCGGCAGGCACTCGCCGCGTTCTCGCTCGCCTCGGGCAAGTACGTCGACATCGGCGTCAAGAACGACCTCACCGGCCTGTTCATCGCGCGGCACCTGTCGCCGGAGTCCTATGGCCGGGTGTTCTCCCGGCTGATGGACCCCGATGAGGAGGACTACACGGTGGACACCGTGGGCGAGCTGTTCAACGCGATCGTGACGGCCTCGCTGCAGCCCGAGGACAAGGGCGACAAGCAGGGGTAATCGCTACCCCGTGCGATAGCCTGACCGGGTGACCTCCGCCGGGAACATCAAGCTCGGCGTCGAAATCGACGCCAGCGACCTGAGCGCCCGACTGGGTGAGGCGGTGCGGCGTGCGATCGCTCCGGCGCTCGCGGAGATTCAGCGCGAACTCAACAAGGTCCAGCGCGAGTACGACCAGACCAGCCGCGCAGCCGACAAGTCGAGCGCGGCGCAGGCAGCCGGGGCCAAGACGGTCGCCGAGGCGGTCGAGAAGGTCGGCGAGCAGCAGACCAAGACAGCCGCCAAGACGAAGGCGGCGGGCGAGGTCACCACCCGGCAGATCAACGCCATTACCCGCGCGCTGACCAAGCAGACGGCGGCGTGGGAAGCGAACACCGCAGCCCGCCTCGGCAACGCGGCAGCTCCGGTCGGCGGTGGCCCGCCCCGAGGCGGAGGCGGCGGTGGACCTCCGCGCTCGCCCGGCTCTCGTGGGTTCGGCGACCTGTTCGCCGGGCAGGGCGGCGGAGGCCGCTTCATCACCTCGCCCGTAGGCCTCAACCTCGGCGCGCTCGGCATCGGGTCTCTGCCTGCAGCGGCGACCGCCGTGATGCAGGTCGTGGGCGCGGTGCAGCAACTCGGCCAGGCCGGTCTCGCGCTGCCCGGCATCTATGGCGCAGCGGCGGCGTCGGTCGGTACCGCCGTCATCGGGTTCAAGGGCATCGGCGACGCGGTGAAGGCGCTCAACGAGGCCGCGAAGTCGGGTGACCCCAAGGATCTCGAAAAGGCCACCGAGGCGATGAAGGACTTGGACCCGGCGGCGGTCGCCGTCGCCAAGACGGTCTCGGGTCTCGTACGTGGTCCGCTGCTCGATCTGCAGAAGGCGACCGCCGGGCGGATGCTCAAGGGGTTCGACTCCGACCTGCAGAACCTCGCCGACCGCGCGTTGCCTCGGGTCGGCGACGGCATCGGCAAGATCGCCGACAGCTGGAACGGCACGCTCAAGTCGCTGACCGGCTCGCTCGGCTCCGATCGCAACCTGGGCCTGATGGACCGGATTCTCGGCAACACGGCCAACGGCCAGAGCCGGATGAACAAGGCCCTCGACCCTCTGGTGCACGCGATCGCGACGCTGACCGCCGGAGGTACCGACGTCCTGCCCCGGCTCGCTGACGGTCTCGCCGCCGGAGCCGAGCGGTTCGACAAGTGGATCACGAAGATTGACTCCGACGGTCGACTCAACAAGTGGATCAACGACGGCATCACCGGCCTCCATCAGCTCGCGGAGTCCGGTCTCAACCTCGTCAAGATCGTCACCGACATCACGAAGGCCTCCGGCGCGGACCAGGGCGGGTTCCTCAAGTGGCTGTCCGACGCGACGACACGGCTGCGGACGTTGACCAGCTCGGTCTCCGGCCAGAACGCGATGCGTGAGTTCTTCCGCGAGGGCAAGGAACAAGGCCAGCAGTGGCTCCCCATCCTCAAGAACCTCGCCGAGATTTTGGGTGAGGTGTTCCAGGCCTCCAAGACGTGGAGCGGCATCCTGCTCCCGTTCCTGCAGGTGACGACCGATCTGCTGACGTCGATGCCCGGCCTGCTGCACGCGGTGCTGGTCGGGTTCCTGGCTTGGAAGACCATCGGCGTGTTCAAGCCGATTCTCTCCGGCCTCGACGGCATCGCGGGCGGCATCGACAAGGTGGCGGCGAAGGCGGGCAAGGGCGGCAAGCTCGGCGGCGTCCGCAACGCCATCGGTGCACTCGGGTCAACCCGAGGCATGACGGGTCTGGGACTGCTCGCGGGCGGCTCCATCACTCAGATCACCTCCGACAAGAACGACGTCGCGAGCCAGCTGATGGGCGCGGCGTCGACCATCGGCGGCGGTGCGTTGACGGGTGCCGCGATCGGCTCCGTCATCCCCGGCATCGGCACGGCTATTGGTGCCGGAGCGGGCGCTGCGGTCGGCACGGCTATCGCGGGTATCAACTACCTCCTCGCCGACAACAAGCGGGCACAGGAGGAGGCCGCTGCGGCGACCGAGAAGCTGGCAGCGGCGAACGAACGCAGCCACCAGGCGATGGAGCTGAACAGCCAGGCCATCAAGGGCGTCAACGACGCGCTCGCAGAGTCCGGCGGCAAGATCGACGCAGCGACCCTCGCCGGGGTCGGCGACCAGATCAGCAATATCACCGACCGGCTCGCCGGGGCGTACGACGAGAACACGCTCAAGGGCATTGCCTCGGCCATCGGCGACGTCGGCATGACGACCGAGCAGATGGCAGCGACCATCACCGGTAATCAGGGCCAGTTCGACGCGCTCACCGCCCGGCTCAACCAGATGGGTCCGGCGGGTCAGATCGCGGCGGCGCAGCTCGCCTCGATCCGCGACAACACGCTGGGCATGGCGGGTAACGCGGCCACGGCGGCTCCGCTGCTCGCTCAGTTGTCGGACATGTTCGGCGGCATCGCTCAGGCCGGGGTCGGAGTCCAGAACGCTTTCGACGCCGTGCCGCACGACGTGCCAGTCAACATCTCCGCGCCTGGCGGGCAGGCCGTGTTCGACATCCTCAAGCAGATCGGCGCGCAGATCGACGTCAACCGCGACGGCGAGATTCACCTGTCCGCTCCGCTCAGCCAGCAGGTGCTCGACCAGCTCAAGGCGCTCGGCGTGCAGATCGTGCAGAACCGCGACGGGACCATCAACGTCCAGATCAGCGAGCAGCAGTACCTCGACACGCTCAACAAGCTCGGGACGCTCGGCGATGCGTACAAGCAGCTGTTCGCGGGCACCCCGGCGCTGCCCAACGTGCCGGTCGCTCCGCCCAACGTCAACAACCAGGCAGCCAATCCGTTCCTGCTCCCCGGCGGAGCCGACGGCATGGTCATCCCCGGCTACGCGCCGGGCCACGACATCGTGAACGCCGTACTCGCGCCCGGCGAAGGCGTGCTGATCCCCGAGGCGGTGCGCGGCATCGGCGGCCCTGCCGGGGTCTACGCGCTCAACAGCAAGTTCCGGCGGGGTCTGTCGACGCGGTACTACGCCGACGGCGGCGTGGAGCCTCACCTCGGGACCGGCGCATTGCCCGGCCCGGTGGACGACAGCTCGGTGCTCAGCGTCCTGATTCAGATCAGGGACTTGCTCGGCGGCAAGGGTGGGGCAGCGGCCAATCCGTTGGCGGCGACCGCTTCCAATACGGCCACGGCTGCCAAGGCGGCAACCAACGCGACCGGCGGCAAGATCGGCCCGTTCGGCACCCCGCTCAAGCAGCGCGGCGACCCGGCGTACGAGATGGCCGCAGCTGCGATCAGTGCGCTCGGCGGCGACCCTGAGAAGTGGATCGGCACCGACCCGACCCTGCAAGCGGCGACGGCCAGCGTGCTCCCCGGCGGCGTGGGGATGCCGGGCACGATGGACTACAGCCGGTACGCGGCAGCTCTGCAGGCGTTCGCCCGCTCCGGCGACCTCGCCGACGTGCAGAGCCTCGGCCTCAACGCCAACGATCCCGTCATCACCGCCCTCACCTCCGCCCGCAACAAAAAGAAGGGCGGTCTGTCCGATGACGAGATCGCGGGTCTGGTCGGCTCGACGCTCGGGCCGACCCCGTACGCGGGAACGCTGACCGAGCAGAACAGCTCGCTCATCAAGTCGCTGCAGAGGTACCGCGAGCAGCTGATGAAGCAGGCGGGCATCGACCCCAACACCGGATTGGTGCGCGGGTCGGCGAGCACCGCCGGGTCGACCGGCATCCCGATGACGGCGCTGCCCACCGGGGCAGTGGACCCGATCAGCGCTTACGCGCAGCGGTTCTCCGGCGGTAAGTACGAGTGGGGCGCATCCGACCTCGCCAGCGGGTTGTCCGACTGCTCCGGCGCGGTCTCCGATCTGGTCGAGATCATCACCAAGGGCCAGGCGACATCGGCCCGGCTGTTCAGCACCGCTGATGCCGGGTCGGTGCTTTCGAGCCTCGGCGCGGTGTCCGGCGCGGTGCCGGGCGCGCTGCAGATCGGATGGTCGGCGGAGCACATGCGGGCGACCCTGCCGAACGGGGTCAATTTCGAGTCCGGCGGCGGGACCGGCCAGGGCGCGACGTACGGCGGCAACGCCAAGGGCGCGGCGGGTCTGCCGAACATCATGAGCCTGCCGATCAACGGCGTGCCGCTCGGCGCTGGCTACACCGCCTCGATGGGGTCGGGCGGGCTGCCAGGTGCCGCCACAGGCGGCGCAACGCCGGTCTACGTGACCAACTGGCCGGGACAGGGTGCCGGTGGCCTGGCGGGGCTGCTGGGCGGCAAAGCGCTCGGTGCCGGTATCGGCGCAGCGGGCGGCGTCGCCGGTCAGGTCTCCGGCGACGTGCTCGGCGCGATCGGTTCGTTGGGCCAGGAGCCGTGGAACAAAGAGGGCGCAAGCTATGCCGCGCTCAACACTCTCGTCAAAGAGGGCAACCCGCTCGCCCTCGCGAAGGCTCTCGGTCTCAACGTCGAGGACTTCACCCGCGAGGGCGGCAACGCGGGCGAACTAACCACCAACGACGGCTCCGGCTACGACGCGAGCGGTCGCCTGTTCTCCGACACCGCCGGTCTCATCGACCGCACGTTCACCTCGCTCAACGCTCAGCTGCAGGCGATGCGTGACCAGATGGTCGACGTCATCGAGCAGACCAACGAGAAGCTGCAGGAATCCGCGCTCGAACCGATCGTCAAGAGCGGCGTGCAGTCCGCGCTCGAATCGCTCAAGGACTCCGTGTCCAACGCGATCGGCACGGCGATGGGCAACGCGGCGGCTCCGCCGATCGCCGACGCGGTGAGCAGCGCGGTGGCCTCGCTGCCCGTCGACAGCTCCGGCGCGGGGTCGACCGGCGGAGACCTCACCAGCGGATTCACGGGCGCGGCGGGCAACCTGTTCGCGTCCGGTGGTCCCGTCTACGGCGGCATCGCGGGCAAGGACTCCGTACCGGCGCTGCTCATGCCCAACGAGCATGTGTTCACCTCCGCCGAGGTCGCCCGCATGGGAGGCCACGCGGCGGTCGAGCGGTTCCGGTCGGCGCTGATGACCGGCGGCGTGCGCCACTTCGCGACGGGCGGCGGCGTCATCGGCAACGACACCGTGGGCGCGGAGTTCTTCGGTGTCTCCGAGGTGCCGATCATCTCGACCATCGTCAACCTCCTCGTGCGCGTGCTGCTCAAGGTGATCGGCGTCGAGATCGAGGTGCGCGACACGCTCAATGAGATGACCGACGACTTCCGTGGGTTCCGTGGTGACGCGTTCAAGGCGTTCGATGCTCAGGGCCGGTTGCTCAACGACACCTCGGGCCTGATCGAGCGGTCGAGCACGTCGGAGGAGACGGCGGCTGCCGAGCGTATCCGCATCCTCAAGATTGTCATCCAGGCCATCATCAAGTACCTCATCGAGAAGGTCATCGTGCCGATCGCCAAGGCGGTCGCGAACTCGGCGATTCAGGCCGGAGCGTCGGCGGCGGGCGCGGCGGTCAACACGCAGGCACCCGGCGCGGGCGGCATCGTCTCCTCGCTCATCAGCTCCGCCGGTCAGGCCGGGGTCGACATCGCCGCCGAGGTCGGGACCGACTTCGCGCTGGCAATCTCTGAGACCCTGATCGACGTCGTGGCCGAAGGCCTGCAGTCCCAGTTCCCCGACCTCATGACGGGCATCTTCTCGGGCGGGGCGCTGGCCTCGATCTTTGACCCGATCAGCGGCATTTTGGGATCCATCCTCGGCATCTTCACCGGCTTGCTCGGCGGTGGTGCGCTCGGCGGGGCGGCGACGATGATCCCCGGCGACAGCCTGTTTCCGTTCGATAACGGCGGCATGGCCAAGGGCATGGGCTACTTGCCGAAGGCGACGATGGACGATGAGCTGGTGCTGTCGCCGGTCGAGACCGACCTGTTCAGCCGGTTCGTCTCCGCGCTCGAACGCGGCGGGTTCGGTTCCGGCGGCAACAAGACGGTCCATGCTCCAATTACAGTGATCGGTGGGCGGGAGACCGCCGAGCAGGTCGAGAACCGCCTGCTCAAGATGCTGAGCTGAGGAGACCCCGGTGACGTTTCGCGGCTACTTCGCCCTCAACGGGGTCGAGATCGCGAACAGCTCGCGCATCGCCGCCCACCTCGGCGTCGACACTCCGACGTCCGACGTCGGGATGTTCGAGGATGCGGGCGACTGCTCCCTGACGCCGATCGAGCCAGGCCGGTTGCTCTCCGCCGTCGCCCCGAGCCAGACCCCGATCGGGCCGGGCCGACTGCTCTACACCCCGCCGGACGGCACCCGCCTGTACGGGCCGGGTCTCGGCGTCGTCGGCGACTGCTGGTCAGCGGAGAACATGTGTTTCGGCTGCCGATTGGAGATCGGCTACGACGACACATGGCCCGACCTCAAGGCCTTTGTCGATGACGGCATCTATCGGCCCGAGCTGGCCCCGTGGTACACGACGCGAGCGCCGGAGTCGGGCGAGTTCGGCGGCATATGGGTCATGGACGTGAAGGGTCTCGGGCCGACGCCGGTCAGCCGACCGATGACCGAGATGGCCGGGCCGGGCGGCGTTCCCGGTCCGCACCGCGACACCAGCCGCGCCGTGTCGTTCGATGCGCTGCTGATCGCGTGCACCTCCGCCGGTCTGCAGTACGGCCTGCAGTGGCTCGCGTGCCGCCTCCGCGAGACCGTCGACCGCGACGACTCGACGCTGCGGTACCTCGCCGCGCACCCCGGCCACAGCTCCGCCGACCCGGCGAGCCTCGTACGCGAGGTCCACGGGGTCGTGCTGACCAAGGAACCGCAGATCACCGCGTCGTTCGCGGGCGGCAGCCGCACCAATCAACAGGCGACCGTCTACCGGGTGACGTGGGAGATGGGCGTCAGCCAGCCGTACGCCTACCTCCCGCAGATCGACCTCGACGTGGCGTGGGATGAGGTCGTGACGCAGCCGATTCAGTGGGTCCACGGCGCGGATTGCACGCAGCCCGCCGACTGCGCGGCGATGCCCATTCTGTACTCCGACACGTGCGAGATCGAGACCATAGAGGTCATCACCTCGCCGCCTCCCAACTGCGGCGGGTGCCTGCCGGTCGGTCTCCTCGACCGGCACCGGTACGACGTCCCGGTGTTCTCGGCTCCGTACCGGTGCCGCGAGACGGCGGCGAGCGTCACCATTCGCAACCTCGGCGAGCGGCAACTCACCCTGCAGGGCCACTGGCGTCTCGCCGACACCAACCCGGCCTGCAGCGACGAGCAGTTCCCCATTCAAGTCGCCGGTCTCCCGCCCGGCGGCGAACTGCACCTCGACGCCGTGAGCGGGCGGTACTGGGCCGTGTACGGCGGGCGCAAGCACCGTCCGTGGGGCATCGTCGGCACGCCCGGCGGTGCGCCGTGGCAGCCTCCGATCATCGACCGCTCCCAGGCTTGGGAGTTCATCGTCACCGCGCCCGGCGATGCCGAGTTCGAGGTGGAGATGAGCCTGGCCGATCGCGAGGCCTGACATGGGTTCCGATCACCGCGTCATCACCGACAACCAGATCGTCGCCCTGCAGACCAAAGGCGGGGCGACGCTCTACGAGTTCCGCGCGAGCGACCAGCAGACATTCAACTGGACCCGCGAGTCGGTCAACGTCTCGACATTCGACCTGACGGCTCCGCCGATCGGCGACCCCGACAACATCCCCGCTATCCAACCGTGGCTGCACTGGGTGACCGTGTGGGACGGCGACCGCAATGCGCTGCTGTGGAAGGGTCCGGTGTTCAAATCGACCGCCAACCGCAACGGCGTGCAGATCAGCGCCCGAGACCCCAACGTCTACCTCAGCCGCACCCGCACTCCGATCACGAAGCGGTGGGACGCTGCCGACCCGGCGTGGGTTGCGGGCGAGCTGTGGCGACCGATGGCCGAACGGCAAGGCCTCGACCTCAACCCGATCATCCTCACCGATCCCGAGGGCGACCGGTACGACTTCCACTGCACCGCCGATGAGCAGATGCTCGACCAGACCGTCAAGGAACTCGTCAACCTCGGGCTGACCTACACGTGCGTGTCCGGCGCGCCGATCATCGGCCCGGCTCCGCGCAACGCCATCGCGATGCTCGGTGAGTCCGACTTCATCGGCGACGGCATCAGCATCATCCGCGACGGCTCGCAGGTGTTCAACGACGTGCTCGTGCGGGTGCCGGGCGATGAGGTGCGAGACCGGGTGCCGCTGGCCGGGGCGAACCTTGAGACCATCGTCAACCTCGACAACATCAGCGACGTCTCCAACGTCGCCCGCGCGGCTCGTCAGTACCTCCGACAGACGTCGCAGGTGCGGGCCGATCTCGACCTGCCGAGCGGGACGACGCTGCATTCGAGCGCGCCGGTCTCGATTGACGAGCTGATCCCGAGCACGCGGTATTGGATCACTGCCCAAGGGGTGCAACAGGAGATGCGACTTGAGTCCGTCACCGTCGAGCGAGCGGCGGGTTCCGCTACCGTCAAGGTCACTATGACGCAGGTGATCGACGTACCCGAGCTAACGGACACCGAGGGCACCAACCGGACTCTCGGCGGGCAACTGCTCCCAGGACAGACCTCGTGAGCGTCATCGCGCCGGGCCGGGCACCGCGCACCGACGCCGAACTGCTAGTCGAGGTCAACGACCGACTGCGGGCGCTGGAAAACGCGCGCACCGTTCGGGTCGGCCCGTGGACGCTCTCGACTGACCCGGTGAGTGGCGCGCTGCGGGCGATGCGTCCCGGCCAGACGGTGCTCATCGACGGCGAAGGTGCGACCGAGATCGCCCCGGCCCGCGTGGATCTGTCGGGCCTGGTCACGACCGAGCAGCTGAACACCGCACTGGACGGCATCGACGGCGGCGGCGGGCTGGACCTCGAATCGGTATGGGCAGCGCTCTACACGCAGCTCACCGGCATCATGAATCCCGTCAACGCGCTGACCGCGCTGGCGAACTTCTTCAAGCTCGAACTCGGCGCGCCGATCACCTCGAACCGGCTGCCGCTCATTCCCCTGAGCCACATCCGCCCCGTCAACCCCAACCTGCTCATCGACGGGTCGTTCGATGACGAGGCCTCGCTGCTCGGGTTCCCCGACTGGGATTACGACGAAGCCGACGGTCGCGACCGCCCCGGCTGCGCGTACACGATGGCCGACGGGTTCACGCACGTCATCCACTCCAACGCCATCGAGGTCGAGGCTGACGACCGGTTTGACCTTGAGGTTTACGTCAAGTGGCTCGGGCTGACGGTGAGCGGGGCGACTCCGCTGCAGCTTGCCGTGTCGAGCTACCGGGCCGACGACGTGCTGATCAACGGCGCTCCGGCAGTTGTCGCGAGCGCCGGGGCGGCGGGCGACTCCGACGGATGGACGACACGGCTGCACGTCGAAGAGTGGGCACCGCCAGAGGATGCGGCTTACATCGTGGTCGAGCTGACGGTGACGGCCAACGCGACCGGCGGCGGGGTCAAGTTCGATGATGCCTCGGCGCGCAAGACGGGCACGCTGCCGCAGTCGTACGTTTCGGGCCTGGTCGCCGCAATCAGCGGTCTGTGGAACGGGATTCAGGCGCGGATTGACGACTTCGCGGACATGCTCGACGCGATCGGCGGGTTCGTCGTCGGCTCCGGCGACGGCCAGCTGACCGACATCGTGACCCGGCTGCAGGCGCTCAACCCGCTGACCGGCGTGTTCGACTCGTCCAAGCTCGGCAACATCGCCAACATCCCGATGATCGCCAAGGAACGCATCACGGGTCTGGTCGATGCTCTTGAGGAGGGCGGTCAAGCGCTCCGCGACGCGATCGTGCAAGCGCTCACCGGCTCTGTCCCGCCGGGCGGAGCAACCAATGAGAACGTGATCTCGGCGCTGCTCGCCATCCCGGCCTCGGCGGTCCAGTCGGCTATCGACGGCGCGTCCAACATTGACGACGCCATTCAGCAGGCGATTGACTCGGTGATCGCGGGCGCGGGCAACCTCGTGGGCAGCGGGTTCGGGTTCGCCGACTTGATCAATCAGCTCACCGGTCTCCGCAACTCGACCGCCGGGGCCAACGCGGCGGTCACCAACCTACAGGCGCAAGTCGCCGGTCTCGATCCGGCGGCGTCATCGGAGGTCGTCAACTTCGGCGAGTTCGTTGACGGGGCGGCTCCGCCGTCCAACTTCACCAAGGTCAACGACATTGGTGCGGGCAGCCTCATCACCTCCGGCGGGCAGTTGGTCTGGTCGGGGTCGAGCGCCGGGCGCGAGTTCTATCTGTTCAACGGCGGGCCACTGCAGACCGACCTGTTCGAGGTGACGTTCGTGCTCCCGCAGGTGCCGTCACACGGCTGGTTCGGCGCGGACGGGGCCAACTACGTCTACCTGATCGGACGCTCCGACAACACCGGCTCGAATATGGTGCTGCTCCGCTTGGCGTGGGATGAGGCGCGATTCTTTAGCTACAACTCGGGCACCTTCACACAAATGGGTTCGACGCTTTCGCAGAGCGATATTCTGACCGGCGGGTGCGCGGTGAGTTTCAAAGGCGGCAACGTCGCCGAACCGCGCTATTTCGAGGCCAAAATCAACGGCACGAAAGTGCTGTCGACAACGGACAGCGCGCCGGTCTCGCTCTATGGCTCGAACTATCGGTACTGCGGCCTCGGCGTCGAGAAGGGCAGCAGCTACGACACCGGCAAGGTCTCTACCTGGTCGATGTTCGACGGCGGCGGCTCGGCAGGCTCCGGCGTCGTCGCGGGATACACCGCTGCCGGTCTGACCAACCTGAACATCTGGAAGGGCACGAAGGCCGAATACGACGCGATTGTCTCCAAGAACGCCAACACCATTTACGTGGTCAAGAACTGATGCCGATCTATGTGGGTGATGGAGGCGGGAATGGCGTCCCGATAGACGACATTCTCAGCACCAGCGATGCCGACGATTATGACCAGGTGTATATCGGCTCCGACCTCGTGTGGCCTCCGATCGAGTTTCCGTACTCCGTCCTCAACACCAACATCACCGACGCCGCCATTCCCGAGGGCGCGACCGGATGTTGGGTGCATCTGTGGGGCGGAGCCGAGGCGGGCGGAACCGGCGGTCACGACGACTCCACGACGGCGACCGGTTCGGCGTCGGGCGGCTCCGGCGGGGCGGGGGCGGGGTGCGTCGACAAGTTCTTCATCTATCGCGAGGACTTGGATTCCGACACGTGGTCTCTGATCACGGGCACCCGAGGCGTCAGCGCGAGCGCCAATGGGACGGCCAGCCGGTTCATCTCCGGCTCCGTGGACCTGATCGCCAACGGCGGCGTCAACGGTGTCGGCGGCACGGCCTCGGCGACGGGCTTGACCGCCGGATACTACGACCCCAAGTGCTACAACGGGGCGAACAAAGAGGCCAGCTCCAACGGTGGCGGCGGTGGTGGCGCAGACGGCGGCGGTGCCTCGTGGACCGGCGACAACACGCCCCACACGTCCTCACCCGGCACCCGAGGCACCGGCAATCCCCAGACCGGCCAGACCGGCGACCCTGGCGACGGCGGCACGGGCGGCAACGCGCACGGCTCCGGTGCCGGTCACCACTACGCCTCCGGCGGTGGCGGCGGTGGCGGTGGCGCGTACACCAACGGTGGCGCGGGCGCGGCGGGCACACAGAACAACGGCGGGCAGGGCGGAGCCGGAGGCCTGCCGCGTGCCGAGGTGGTGTGGGTCGATGACCACGTGCCGAAGGAACGCACCTGGCGGTTCGCGCCCGGCGCATGGTCGTGGACCGTCCCCGATTGGGCGCAAGACGGCTGGGAAGTCGACATCATCGAGTGGGCCGGAGGTAAGGCGGGCGCGAACGGCGGCTCGACCTCGGCAGGCAACGGCGGTCTCGCCGGGGCGACCAACTCGCAGACCCTCACCCTCGGTGTCGAACTCGCCCTCGGCGGCACGCTGTCCGGCAACGTCGGCGCGGGCGGCGCATCCAACGGGGCCAACGGCGGCAACACGACCTGTACACAACTCGGGCACATCGTGCTCGGCGCGACCGGTACCACGGGCGCTCAGGACGGCGCGAACGCGGCCTCGGTCACGATCGGCGGCGAGACGTACCCCGGCGGTCTCGGCGGCACGTCCGGTTCCTCATCGAGCGCCGGTCAAGATGGCGGTTCTCCCGGCGGCGGCGGTGAGGGCGGCGGCTCGCTGTTCTTTGTCGGCCTCGCGGGCGGCAAGGGCGGCGACGGTCGCGTCATCATCCGGCTGCGGGAGGTCTGATGGCTGGGTGGTTCCAGTTGCCTCCCCCTTTGGCCGGGGTGCAGATTCCCGGCTGGAATCAGGACGCTCCGACGCCGGGCACTCCGACGCCGATGGTCGGCTGGTGGGCAGTGCTCGGCATCGACGGGGCACTGAGTGTCCATCAGGTCTCGCACGTCGAGCTGGCTACGCTGTCCGGCCTCGGTGTCGTGCTCGACGTCGCGGTGACGCGCAGCGTGGCCCTGCAGAAGCTCGCGAAGATCGCGGTTGACCAGACTCTCAACGTCATCCGCACGGTCCAGCTGGGCACGCTCGGAGGCCTCGACCTCGCGCAGCAGATCACCTTGGCCCGTGCAATCGCCCTGGCCCGTATCGCTCCGCTTGACGCGGCGTTGAACGTCGCGGTGACGTCCACGGTCGAGATCGCGCACACGAAGGCCTTCGCCCTGCAGACGACGTTCCTGGCCGGGCGCGAGGTCGACCTGACCAAGATCGGAATGCTTGACGTCTCGCGGGAGATCACCGTGGGCCGGTCGGTCGATATGATCGCGATGCGGTGGGTGGACCTCGCGACCGAGGTGGTCTGGTCGAACCCGCTGGCGCTGCAGAAGATCGCCCGGCTGGACCTGATGCAGACAGCCACGGTGAACCGGGCGCTCGATCTGATGCGGGTCGCGGACGTTTCGCTGTCGGCAACCCTCAACCTCAACTCGACGGTGAGCCTCACGAAGGCACGGACCCTCGCCGTCACCGCACAGCTCGCCGCCTCGGGTGTCGTCGCGCTCGATCGTGTTGGGCCGTTGAGCGTGTCGTCGCAATGGAGCCTCGCGATGTCGACCGGCCTGACCAAGGTGGCGCAGCTCGGGGTCTCGGCGGCGTTGTCGCTGCTCGGCTCCGTCGCCCTCGCCAAGCGGCTCGATGAAGGGTTCGCCGCTGCGGTCTCGCTTGCCGCAGGAGCGACGATGGCGTTCCCGCCGACCGGACTACCCGTGCAGGCCGACCGGACAGCGACCGGGGCATACACGTACGTGTTCCCGCGCAACTGCGAGATCATCGACCGGATCGTGCTCGGCGGCGGAGGCGGCGGCAAGGGTCTCGGCATCTGCTGCACGTGGGGCAACGGCGGAGCAGCGGGCGGATATGCCAGCGACACGATCACGCGCGGGCCGGGCGGCATCGCGTATTCGGTCACTCAGTGCACCGGCACGATCGGGACCGGCGGCAGCGCGGGGTCGAGTTCCGGCGGCAACGGCGGCAACGGGACCGCGACGACCAGTGTGTGCCCGGGCGCGGCGACGCTCACGGGCGCAGCCGGAGCAGGGGCAACCTCGGCTGCTCTCGACTACACCGGCAAGTCGCCGGGCAACCGGACCCAAGGCGCACTGACGATGACCGGCGGCGGCGAGGTCAACAACAGCCAGGCCGGAGCCGCACCCGGCGGAGGCGGCGGCGGTGGAATCTCGACGTTCGCCGCTGGCGGCGCGGGCGCGCGGGGTCAGGCCTCGTACATGGCTCGCCAGTAGGATCACCCCCAGATGAGAGGATCAGACCCGTGACCGTAGGCATCACCGCGTACCTCGCGAACAAGCTGCTCGACCACGTGGGTCGAAACGTCGCGTACACCCCGCCTGCGGTGGTCTATGCGAAGGCACATCTCACCGACCCCGGCGCGACCGGAGCGAACGGGGCATCGGCTCAGGCCACCCGTCTTGCCCTCTCGTTTGCCGCAGCGGCGTCCGGCAGCATGTCGGCCAATACAACCCCCGAGTGGACCCTCAACGCGACCGAGACGATTGCCTACGTGTCGTTCTGGGACGCGCCGACCGGCGGCAACTGCCTGTGGACCGCAGCCGCCTCGGTCAGCAAGGGCGGCGTCTCCGGCGACATCATCCGCATCGCGACCGATACCCTGGCATTCAGCCCGATCGCTGCATAGGAGACCCGATGAGCACCCCGCAGGGAACCGACTACGAGTGGGCCGTCATCTGGCAGGTGGCGACGCTGCCCGACGACGGCACCGTTCCGCCCCCGCCCGAGCGCCCGGCCCGGCCCGACCTGCCGCTGCCGACGTACGACCCGGCGACCGGCAACCCGATCCCGCCGGAGCTGACGCCGCTGCAGCAACAGTTGCAGGACCAGTACGTGGCCGATCTGCAGGCCTACGAGGCGGCGGTGGCGGCGCGCGAGGAGATCGTGGACACCGTGCTCGCCGACCCGGCCAATTGGCAGTCGGCGCTGACGGTTCTGCCGGGCGGCGAGGTCGACGCACGCGCCGCGCTCAAGACGCTGGTCGAGGCCAACAAAGACAGCAAGTACGCGAAGGACTTCCAGTTGGCGACGGCTCCGGCCCGTATCTGGACCGCGACCACTTAAGCTGATCGCGTGACCTCGCCGACCGTTTGCGTAGCGGAGCACCTGCTGGTCACCGACGCGGGCGAACTCAATCTCGCCCCGTGGTCGGTGCCCCGCAACGTGCTCGATGAGATCGCTCAGAGCGGCGGCGACACGACCAAGCTGCTCAAGACCGACTCGCTCGAATCGGCCCGGCTGCTGATCGACTGGCGCGGCTCATGGCTGAACGACACGCCGGTCGACCACATGGTTCGGGTGCAGGTGACGCGGCGGTTCCGGCGGTGGATCACCTCGAATCCGAACGCTGTCCAGTTCCGCGATCGGTGGTCGAGCGCGATCGACACCGACCCCGAGGTGCCGGTGGTCTCGGGCATTTTCAACTCCCAGACCGGCTCCGCCGGGGACATCGGCACCAACACCGTCGCCGAGCCCAACCCCGGCAAGTTCTGGCACTGGTGGGGCACGAACACCTCCGACGAATGGCTGGGACCGATCGAGCCGGGGCAGCGGTTCAACCTCGCCTACCGGGCGTACGTGTGGACCCCGCCCCCGTGGTCTAACAACGCCAACAAGAACGCTCCCAGCCACGAGGCGGAGACCGGCTACGCCCGCATCGGGGTCCACGCCTTCCCCGAGCCGAGCAAGCGGGTGATCGGATGAGCCTCAAGCTCTGCACCTCGGAATACATGCTCAGCAACGTCAACGGCATCGGCGTCCGGCGAGGCTGGCTGCCGCGTGTGCTCTCCGAGCAGTTCCTTGAGTCCACCAAGGACGGCGAGATCAAGCTGTCGCCCGACCCGGTGACGATGATCGACGGCGACATCACCTGGCACAACGATGACGCGGGCGACCAGATCGTGTTCGTGCTGGTGCACCGCGCGCCGCGCTCGATCATCGCCCAATCGCCCTCAACGGTCGTGATCCACGATGCGTGGACCAAGCGCGTCGGCAAGGCTCCGAGCGCCGACTACCCGAGCGTCGCCCAGGACACGTTCGGCGGTCGGCTGCAGATCGACCGCGCCGAGGTCGCGCCGGACGACATCAAGTTCGGGCGGTATTTCCTCGACGGCGACGACTCGCAGGTGTGGGTGCCGGTGGGCCTCGTGCCGCAGGGCCAAGGCTTCCACTTCCGCTACATCGCCTCGGTCCAGACGCCGGGCACGTGGGTCTCGCCGGGCACGAACTCCGACGTGACACCGCGCTGGGAGGCCTATGCACGTTGGACGCGCCTGGTGGCGCTCGGATGGCCGGTGGGTTCGCTATGACAGCTCCGATCAACCCCGACCACTTTGAGATCAGGCCTGACGGCTCGATCGCTCCCCAGCCTTGGATGCAATGGCGGCACGTCGCCTCGGTCGAGGCTGCCTCCAAGTCAGGCAGTTACGCCGTCATCGGCGGCATCAACAAGAACGACCTCCTCCACAAGCTGCAGCTGCCGTGGCAGAACAACAGCCCGGTCCCCCAGTATTGCTACGGCCTGATCACGCGCGGCGGCTGCCGGGTCTCGCTGCAGGCGCGATCGGTCGGCTACCTGCAGGTGACCTCGGGATTCAAGCTCAACACGCCCGGCGACGCGGGCGAACTCGCCGTCGCGAGCCGGGTGGGGTGCGGTGCGGACATGGGGCGCGGCGGCACGCTCGCCGTCGGGACCGAGTTCGGCATTATCGAGGAACGCATGAACAGCGTGACGTTCCCGCTCGCGCCGGAGCGGGCCGGATGGTCGATGATCGAGCCGGGCGACCTGATCACCGCGCGGGTCGAGGTCCGGTTCATCTCGCAGCAGTGGGAGACGACCAGCATCGACGGCGGCACCTCGGGCAGCGATTCCAGCTACACCAGCGGCGGCACACGCCTCGATCTGTTCGCGGTGCCGGTAATCTGAGGCCATGCCTCGGAGATTGACCAATGGGCTTTGAGCCGCCTGCCGGGTACGTCGACTGTGAAGCCGACGCGGAGGCCTCACCGCCCAACGCCGGACCCTTCCATGAGATCGAGGTGGCCGACGTCGGCGTGATGCACGCCCGGCGACCGCTGCCCAACGCGATTCCGGCGCTTTCGAGCGCGGCGAGTCCGAAGGTCTCCGAGGTCAACCGCCTCGGGTACCTCAACCTGTTCGTCCAGAACCACCTCGCCGACGGTGAGTATGAGGCGTTGCTGGCGCGGATGCTCGACCCCGATGAGGACGTGCCGCCGGACGCCATGCTGCGGGTCAGCCGGGCCATCGCGACGGCAGGCACCGCCCGCCCTACCTAGCCGTCATCAACCTCGCGTTGATGGCGGCGCACAACTGGCGGGCGCTGCGGAGTCGCCTGCATGACAAGGGCATCGCCGACGCGATGGCGATGCCGTCGATGCACGCGGTGCTCGACGTGATCGAGGTGATGGGCCTCGAATCGGCGGTCCACGGGGCCACGAAGGAGATCGAGGCCAAGGCCAAGATCAGCGCGTTCTACAACAAGCTCTACGCGCCCGACCCGACCGCCCGCATCATCAACGGCGACGGCTGGCAGCCGCAGCCCGCCGGGTTCGAGGAGGCCGAAATTGAGGCCTCGTTCGATGCGTTCATGTCCGCTGTCAACGCGAGCGGCGGCTGACCCGTTATCCTGCCCGTATGACCATCGCCAACGTCATGATGGACACCTCGCAGCCGGTCGGCTCGAAACTTGACGATGAAATGGTCGCCGAGATCGAGGAGATTGCCCCCGGCATCCCGCCGGACGGCACCATCACCGAGGCCAAGCTGCACGCTCAGGCGGTCTCCCGCGAGAAGATCAAGCCGGGCGCGGTCGACTCGACCATCGTCGCCGAGGGCGGGCTGAAAGCCATCAACTACGAGTCCAAGAGCGTCGGCAGCGCCGCGCTCGCCGATCACTCGGTCGGAGTCCTGCAGGCCGGGACCGGGGTCTGCACGGCCTACGACGCGGCGGGTAACCCGGTCGAGTCCAAGCGCGTCTACCTCACCGCTGCCCAGTACGCGCTGATCGAGACCCCCGACCCCAACACCGACTACTACATCAGCTGATGCCTCCTGTCTTGCGCCGGGGCGCTGAGCCGCCCATCACCTCGATCATCCGAGGCACCACGCCCATCAACGAGATCAGACGCGGCACCGAGCTGATCTGGTCGCGGTCGGTGATCCATGACGGGTTCGACCTCGGCGGCATCTTGGAGCGGTGGATCAACGAACTCCGCTCCGGCGACCTCGGGGCGCTGTGTCTCGACATCACGGGCACCCTGGTCGACGGTCTCGGTAACGCGATCGGCACCACCGTCGACTACGTGGAGGGCGGCGTCAACGGTCTCGGCAAGCTCGTCAACAACGCGGGCACCTCGCTGGTCGATGCCTACTGCGGGGCGTGGGGCGGGTCGGTTGCGCCTGACGGTCTGATTGGCCTCGTCAACGGCATCCCGATCTTCGGGCCGATCCTCGGCGATTGGCTGAGCGGCGAGTTCGACATCGAATCCATCATCGGCCAGATTCCGGTCGTCTCCGAGATCGGGCGACTGATCGGCCTGTTCCCCGACGTCGAGGGCAACCTGCTCGACCCGCTCAACTACGTCGTCAACGCGGCGGGCGAGGTCATCGGCGTGCTCTCCTGCGGCGAGTTCAAGCCGACCGGCGGAGCGTTCGAGGGTGTCTGCTTCGTCATCGGGTCGGTCGGCAACGCGGCACGGATGCTGGTGCCGGACGGCCTGATGAGCCTGAACAAGCAGGTCTCCCGCGTCCGGCACGAGACCGTGCTGCCGGGCGATGACGGCTTCATCGAAACGCGCATCGCGGAGCTGGGAGACCCCGGCTACGTGACGCAGCTGTTCCGCCGGTACGCCAACGACGGCAGCGGAGCCAGCGGGGTCGGTCTCGACTTCCGTAACTCGCAGGTCTCGATCGTGCGCCGCGTTGCCTCCGCTGATGTTCTGGTTGCGCCGGACGTCGCGAGCTTCGGCCCGACTGATCAGTTCCGCCTCAATCAGGCCGGAAACGTGCACAGCCTATTCAAGAACGGCGAGCCGGTCACCGTGTGGAACGACTCGACCGGCACGGCGGCGTCCGGCGCGGCCCACCGCAGCGTGGCGATGATGATGCAGTCGGCGAAGGAACTGAGCGGGTCTCGACTGTTCAGCCCGTCGCTCGACTACGTTGACGCGGCCTAAGAGGCACGCCGTTCGCGGGTCTCTCGCCAACGCTCGCGGGTGATCCGCTCGGCGGCGACACTCGGGACCGGCGGAGGCGAAACGGCCTCTGCACGGGCACGCAGGGCGGCAAGGCGCATCTGGTCCCGGTAGAGCGCGCACCCGATCATCATCCCGCCGACGACGGCGACCACCCATGATTGAGGCTGAGTCGAGGTCACCCCGGCGAGCAGCGTCAGTAGTCCCGCGAACAGCAATCTCATCGGCGTGGTCCCGTCTGCGGATGTTGGGGCGGCATCGAGACGATGACTTTGCGGTCAGGGTGTTTGATCAGCTCGATGAGCACCGCCCACTGCCACGGCTTCATCCCTGGTGCCTTGCGCCGTGCCAGCCGCGACCGGGACGCTCGGCCTGCCAGGCGTCAATCGTCTCCGGCTTCCATCCCTTGTGAGTGCCGACCTCGACGTCGTGCGGCGGCAGCTCGGCGAGCGAGACCGACCGGCGCGACTTCACGCCGATGCGCCGCGCGACCTCCGCATGGCTGAGGTACCGAGGCACCTTGCGTGCAATCATTCAGCTCGCCTCCTGTCCGACTTCCCCGACAAGGGTAAGCACGACATTGATCGACGGGGTAGAGGCAGCGCCGATCACATGTGCGCGGTAGGCCACATTCCGCTCCCATTCCCACCTCGGGTCGCGATGCACCTCGATGTTGACCTCACCGCCGTCCTTGGCGGCGTAGTCCAGGACCGAATCGACGGCGCTGTCGAACTGGTCGACAAGCTCGGTCACCTTGTCCAGGAACCCCGCCGGGCACATGTTGTCGCCCTTCTCGATGCGCTGGTAGTCGCGGCGGTCGAACGCGAGCCGCGACGCCATTCCGCGCTGTGACAGACCCATGTAGGCGCGGTGGGCCGTGATCGTCTCGCCCAGTCCCATCGTGCGGGTCTCGGGATTCATGGTGTTCTCCTCTGTGTTGTGACGGGTCGACCCCGGCCCGCCCGAGGGCAAGGCCGGGGTCTCTGTTCTCGCAGCTCCGGCGGGTTACCACCCGAGCTTTTTGCGGCAGTCCGGCCCGATGCCGTATGCCCGGCTCTCATCGTTGGTCAGGGTCCGACCGCAGACACCGCACTCGCCGATCTCGTGCCCGTAGCGGGCGGAGGCCTCGGCTGGCCCGGCGGCTGCGATCTTCTGCAGCACCGCCTGGCTCGCCTTCTGGCTGAGGCGCTGCTCGTCGTCGGAGACCATCAGCTTCACGAACACGTACCCGGCCCAGCGTCCCTCGGTCGGGCGGTCGACCTTGTAGAAGGCCAGACCGTTGGTCGCGCCATCCTCGGTCTCGACCGCGTAGCGACCGGCGGGAACGTCGGTGCTCGCGGCGGTCTCGTACCGGCGCTCATCGACCCGCACGTTGGTCTCGCGGGGCAGCGTCTTGAGCCAATCGATCATCGTGCTCGCGCCCGCCTTGGTCAGCGGGGCGTAGGCGAACTCGTACCCCGGTGCGGCGGTCCCGCCCTCGGCCATGTAGTCGAGCAGTGCGTTGACCCGGCTGCCGTAGGGTGCGCTGCGTCCGACGACGCCGTTGATGATGCGGCTGATCTCCGCCGGAGTCTCATCGGCCATCGGCGCGTAGGCCCAGGTGATGACCATGTTGAGGACGGCGCACCGGCTGACGTACTTGGCCTGGCTCAGGGTCGAATCGTTCCACTTGCGACCGCTGAGCAGGTCGCGGATGAAATTCAGCTGACCGTCGCTGGCGTTGATCCGCGTCGCGGGCCGGACGGTCGTGGTGGCGAAGGCGGGGGTACCCATGATCTTGACTCCATCTCCGGCGGGTCGGTCCCGCCTACATCCCTGAATATACCCGACTAGGGCGGGAAAGTCTAGGGGTCCGCACGATCGCCGGATACGCTGTGGAGACAACCACACGAGGAGACCCCGAGTGACTGAGCGAGTGCTGCCGTTCGACCGCAAAATCATCCGTCAGGAGACCGGTTATTGGTGCGGTCCCGCCTCGACTCAAATGGCGCTCAGCGCCCGTGGGAAGTACGTCGATGAGGCGACGCTCGCCCGCGAGTGCAAGACGACCGTCAACGGCACCGACAACGTGGGCCAGATCGAGGCCGTGCTGGACGTCCGGCTGCCCGAGGGCAAGTACACCTCGATGTACCCCGGCGGCACGAAGATCGGCAGCCCGGCCCGACCGGCAGCGGAGCGCAAGACGCGATTCTGGTGGGACATCGTGCGCTCGATCGACAACGGGTTCGCCGTCGTCCTGAATTGGGTCGTGCCTCCGGCCCGAAAACCGATCAGAGCAGTGAAGGGCAGCACCAACCCGTCGTACGGCGGCGGGACGACGTACCACTACGTGACCGCCGTCGGGTGGTCCGATGAGGGCAACGGCGGGCGACCGTCGGTGCTGATCGCCGACTCCGGTTTCTCGCCGAACGTCTATTGGGTCGACCTCGACACCGCGTTCGCCCTGATTCACACCGACTTGTGGAAGGGGTATGCGTACGCGGACCTGCCACTGATCGCTCCGCCTCCGCCCGGCGTCGAGGTGCCGCCCGGCATCCCCGTCAAGGTCGGCACCCCGCCGGTCGCGACGACACCGCCCGCCCCGGCTCCGCCGACGCAGCCGCCTCCGACCAAGCTCGGCAGCCTCACCGACCCCTTCACGGGCGCGATCTGGTCCCCGAACCACTACGACGGGCGCGGAGGCCTCGGCACGCCGGGGTGGATCGCCGTGCACACGCAGGAGGGCGGGCGCACCGCACGCGGTCTCGCCCTGTTCCTCGCCAATCCGGCCAACGAGGTCTCGTACCACTCGGTCAACGATGACGTCGAGGTGCTGAAATGCGTCGCGGAGAGCGACGCGCCGTGGTCGGCATCCAACGCCAACAAGTACGCCTTCCACCATTGCTTTGCCGGTAGCTACGCCGGATGGTCGCGGGACAAGTGGCTGTCGCCGGACGCCAGCGACGGCAAGAACGAGGACGTGCAGCTGACCAAGGGCGCGCACGTCGTCGCCTGGTGGTGCGACAAGTACGGCATCCCGGCGGAGTGGATCGGCGGTCGAGCACAGCCGCCGTGGGGAGCACGCGGCATCCTCGGCCACGTCGACCTCGGCCAGTGGGGCGGAGGGCATTTCGATCCCGGTGGCAACTTCCCCGTCAACGAGTTCATCCGGCGCGTGGTGAAGTTCCTGACCGGCGAGGATCAGCCGCCACTGGTTACCCTGCCGCCGGTCGTCGCGCCGGGCACCAACCCCGACAAGTACAGCGATTGGATGCTGGTGCGCGGCGACGCGCGCAACGACGTCGACCGGGTGATGCGGGTGCAGTCCCGGCTCAAGAACGCCTACAAGGCCTACGCCGGGCACCTCGCGGTCGACGGCGATTTCGGCCCGGCGACTCAGGCGGCGGTGCGCGAGTTCCAGCGTCGCTCGAACCTCGTGGCTGACGGCATCGTCGGCCCGATGACCGCTGCAGCTCTACGTCCGTGAGGAGACTGATCGCCGTGTCGACGCTGGGATGGCTACTGGTGATCATCCTCGGCACGGCGTGCGGTCTCGGGTGGGGTGGCCTGTGGTGGGCGCTCCGCTCTGACCCCTACCGCCCGACCGAAAACAGGAGACAGTGATGCCCGAACTCAAGCTCGGCTATCAGGGACCGCTCTACGACCCGTGGTTCGACTGGTTCACTCGCAAGTACAGCCAGACTGCGCCTCTGCTCGGTCGGCGGGACGGCTATTTCGGCTCCGACGAGAAGCGCGCCGTCGAGACCCTGCAGCGCAATCTCGGCATCGTCATCGACGGCGTGTTCGGCGACCGCACCGCCTCGGCTGCCGGGTACACGTGGCCCGGCGCGAGCGCTCCGCCGGTCGTGACGCCGCGTCGACCGATCTGGTTCTACTCGTGCCCCGGCTCCGGCGCGGACTGGTGGCTGGGACCGTCGTACGACGTCGGCCAGATGGTCGCCGGGACGGGGTGGAATGAGCCGGGGCGGCGGTCCCTCAACATCAACCACCAGCCGGTCGGCTTCCCCAAGGGCGGGTACCTCGGGCTGATGGGCGGCGACCCGACATTCAGCTACATCGAGGTCATCACCGCGCAGAAGATCGAGTTCGCCCGGCTGCTGCGGGAGAACCCCGACGTGCAGCGGGCGATGACCGCGCGCCGGGCCGATCGCTCTGCGCGGGTCGACGTCGAGCTGTGGCCGTCCGGCTACAGCCAGTCAGCCGACGGCATGTGTGACGCGGTGTTGGAGCTGTTCGGCGACGGCGGCGAGTTCGAGCTGATCCGCGACCGCATCAACGGCCTCATCCTGTTCGGCAACCCGGCGACTCCGGTCACCGGCATCGCCCGCAAGACGTACCCGGCCTGGCTGAACGCGCTCATGCGGAACATCAACATGTCGGACGACTTCTATGCCGTCGCGAAGGACCGTATCCGGCCCGCGTTCTACGCCGAGATCATCAAGGCGGAGATGGAGCTGCCGTTCTTTGTCCACGTGCTGCGCATCGCGGTCCCGATCGTGCTGTCGTGGGCGTCGACCCTGTTGCCGTTCCTGACGCCGCTGCTGGGCGGTCTCGGGCCGGGCGTGCAGCTCGGTCTCGGGATGATCAGCGGGCTGCAGGGTCTCGGCTCGAACCCGGCGCTCACGCAGCTGCTCGGCATGGCGAACGGCGGAGCCGACCTGCAGACGACCGAGCGCGTTGAGGACATCCTGTCGCCGACCGGCATCCTGTCCAATATCCCCGATCTCATCGCGTTGCTCGGGGCGCTGCCCGGCCTGCAGAGCCACGGCCTGTACCACGCGACGGCTCCGGCCCGGCCCGAGTTCGGCAACCGGGTCGGCACCCAGTTCGCCTACGACATCATCGCCGGGTTCCGTCGGTGAGGTAATCTGGGCTGGTCTCCTTGCCTTGGGACGTGGTTACGCCTTCGTGGTTGTGGGCAGAACGCAGAGACCCGGCACCTTCGGGGTAGGTGCCGGGTCTCCGTTTGTGCGGGGCGAGGATCAGCCCTGAGCGGCAGCCCGCCACTCGTTGTAGATCGCCTGATCCTCCTCGGTCGCCGCGACCAGAATGATCGGAGCGTCCTGGTTGGGCTTGCGCTCGCCCTTGCGGATGCGCCCGAGCACCCACGAGATGTCGCGGTCGAGCATCCGCTTACCCTCGCGGACCAGCGGACCGTTGAAGAACCGCAGGTCATCGAGGCGGTCGCCCACCTCGAACTCCTCGCACGCCTCGTACTCGCCGAACTTGTTGGTGAACCCGAACTCGTCGGGCAAAGTCAGCGGGATGAGGTCGACCATGACGAACTCCTGCAGCGGCTTCTCGGGCGTGCTGTAGGCAGTCTTCATCGCGCCGTGCTCAGTGGTGTGCATCAGCACCAGCTGATCGAGGAAGTGGAGCGGCTTGTACCCGGCGATGCCCGCCGGAGCGGCGGGGGTGTCGAACGGGCTGGCCCCCTTCTTCGCGATCGGCGCGTCACTGCCCATCGGCGCGGCGTCGGGCAGCGAGGCGGCGTCAGCCTTGGCCTTCGCAGCCGGTGCCGCCTTCTTGGCGGGAGCAGCGGTGGTGGCAGCGCCACCCTTCTTGTCAAACGGTGAACCGGCCATCGTGGTGGTCTCCTTCTGGGATTGGTTCCGAGGTTGAGAACGGAACGGGAGTGTGGGACTTACAGGTTGCTCGCGACCGCAGCCGCGAACTCTCCCAGGTCGTCGTCCCAGACGTCCTGGTAGGTCTCGTACACCGACTGGCCTTCATCGGTGGTGGTGATGCGGGTCAGGGCGACCCGTGCCTCAGCGAGCCGGAGGCCTTCATCGGTCGGCATCGGCAGCGCGTGGATGCCCGCGACGCTCTTGCCGTTCTTGGCAGCCTTGCGCCGGTCGCGGGTCTCGATCGAGGTGATCATGGTCTCCGCGCCCCAGGTCAGGTCCATCGTGACGGCCTGCCCGCGCTCGGGCTGATCGGACGGGATGTGCATCAGGACGGCGAACGCGGGCCGGTCGTCATCCTCCTCGTCATCGGGGTGCGGCACGCCGTAGAGCTTCGGCATGGGATCCCAACCGGAGCCGTCGAGGTTGAGCATCTTCGTTGCCCAGCCGTAGACGGCGAGCTGCACGGCGTAGCTGAGCCAGCTGTACTGCAGCGTCTTGGACGTTTTGACGTCGCCCAGGATCAGGTCGCCGGTCGAGGCGATGCGGTAAATGCGGTCGATCTGGCCGGTGACGGTCTCCTCGCCGAGATCGTTCATCACGATGCGCTCGACGTACTCGGGCACCGCGATCAGCCCGAACCCCTTGAGGATGTCCTGGTAGCGGTCGACGTAGGGCCGGAACATCTCGGGCACGTCGGAGTAGAGCACCTGCCCGAGGTCGATGGCTTCCAGCCAGGCGTGGACGGCGGTCCCCAGCTCGGCGGAGTCCTTGCCGCCTTGCAGGTTGTCGAGCACGTCGAGCGCCTTGTCCAGCGGGCCGACCGTCGGCTCATCGAGTGCCGCCACGATCGCGTCGAGCGCTTCGCCCGCCGTGACCTTGAACCGCTCCGACAGCATCGCGTCGCGGTCCATCTGGCAGACCTTGAGCACGCGCAGCGCGGTCTCCCGGCGCTTCCACTTCCACAGACCCACGATGTCGTCCAGGGTGTCGGCGACGGTCGTGGCCCGAGTGAAACCGGTCGGGCGGTTGGTCTGCGGAGCGGGCAGGAGGTACTGCTTCCAGCCGTTGAACTTGGGCTTGTAGCGGGGCGGCTCCGGCGGCAGCGGGTACCCCTGCCACTCAGTCTGTCGGCCCATGATCTCGCCCGTGTCGTCAATCGCGGTCACTGCACTCTCCTCATCGTGGTTGGTTGCGGCTGGCTCGCTGCCCGCCTCGCGGACGTTCGGCGTCTCCGAGGGGTCTTGTACCGGCGGCAGCGGCTCCGGCGCGCCTGCGGCGAAATAGGACGGGTCTGCGTACTCAGGATTGGCGGTCCACCCGGCCTGATCGCCCTTGCCGCCCCGGTACCAGACGGTGCCGTTGGTATCGCGCCGGGCCGGAAACATCTGCGCGACGGCGCTCACCGCTCGATACCGCCGTCCAAGACGCGGCTCGCGAGCTTGACGCTGATCTCATCGCTCAGCCGGGCCTTCGTCATGTCGGCGTACCCGGCGATGCCGAGCTGCCGGGCGTACCGCTGCTGCGCCTCCGAGGGCGGCTGGTTGCGCCGCCACGAGGCACGGCGGTCGGGCAACTGCTGGTCGGTCTCGACAATCCAGACCTCGGCACCTTCCAGTGCCGTCGGCAAGTCGACGTACTCAGGTTCCTCGGCGATGTAGCGACCGGAGCCGGTCACCCATCCGCCGTTGCGGGTGCGGTAGTTGATCTGGCCGATGGCCCACGTGGTCCGCTCATCTCCGGTCGGGCGAATCCCGTCCTTCGGCCAGACGAACACGATCTCGTTGTCGCCCATCAAGTTAATGAACGGGACACCCGCCGGGGTCTCCAGCCACAGGGTCGTGTCGTTGGCGAGCAGGTCGATGGTCACCATGTCGACCGGTCCCTGCCGCACGATCTTGGTCACCGCGTCGTCAAGGTCGCCGTCGAGAGAATCGTCCAGCGGAGCGTCGAGGATGTCGTTGCCGTCCTCATCAACCGCCTTGGTCTCCGCGCCGGGGAGCAGCTGCGTGAGGTTGACCAGCTTCATCGTGCGGGCCGACCCGGCGAGGTCGAGCACCAGCGCATCCTCTTTGCCGGGGTACAGGCGGAGCGCGCGACCGACCATCTGCGAGTACAGATTGCGCGAGCGGGTCGGGCGGGCGAGCACCACGGTGTCGCACATCGGGAAGTCAGCGCCCTCGGTGAGCACCTGCACGGTCACGAGTGCGCGAGTCTCGCCGGAGCGGAACGCGGCGTACATCGGCTGCCGGTCGTCGTAGTTGATCGCGCCGGTCACCGCGACCGCCGGGAAGTCGGCATCGGTCAGCGCGTCGGCGATGTGGTGGGCGGCGTCGACCGAGGCGGCGAAGATGATCGGGGTGCGGTCGGCGGCGTGGAGCTTGATCGCGTCGACTACGTACTGCGTCGCCGCCTCCATGACCTCGGCGAGGTCGCCCTGGTGGAAGTCTCCGGCGACCGTCCGCACGTCATCGAGCGCGTCGAGTCCCTTGATCTTGACGGTGAGACCGTGCGGTTTGACCAGGAACCCCTTGCGGATGGCCCACGCGATGTCCTTCTCGTAGGCGATGTTCTCGATGACGTCGCCGAGGCCGATGACGCCGCGCTCGTTGCGATACATCGTCGCGGTGAATCCGGCCATCAGCGCCGCGTCGTACCCGCCCAACTCGCGGAACGTCGTGTGGAACCCCTCGGCTCCGGCGTGGTGCACCTCATCCCAGAGGATCACGTGACGCTCGCCGAGCGCTTCGCGACGGTGCGCGGTGGCGAGGGTCTGCAGCGTCGCGAACACGATGTCGGCGTGGCTGTCGTCGGTCTCGGCGCGGACGATGCCGGTCTTGTCGGCGTAGTGGGGAGCGACGGCGATGAAGTCGCGTCGCATCTGATCGAGCAGTTCGCCCCGGTGAGCGAGGGCGACGACGCGCTGGCCGCGATCGAGGGCACGGCGTCCGACTTCGCCGATGACGGTGGACTTGCCGGAGCCGGTGGGGAGAACGACGCCGGTACGGCGCGTCCCGTCTGCCCACTTGGCCTCAACGGCGTCGGCTGCGGCGGTCTGATAGTCCCGCAGCTCGCGGGGTGCGGCGGAGGCGGTCATTGGAATCCGATCTGGGAGTGAGGCAGAGAGGGAAGTTGAGGTTGAGAGGGAAGTTGAGGTTGAGAGGCGCGGGCCGGGGTCGCCGACCCGCGCCTCTCAGTTATACCCGACGACGACGGGAAAGTCTAGGGCCATCGTCGCGTGACAGAAACGATCATCTCGTTGCGCCGGGCGGCACGGTAGGCCTTCACGACCTGCCAGAGTGAATCGCCCTCATAGAGCATCTGATCGTGGTAGCCGTCGGGGGTCTCGTCTCGACCCTCAACCCGCCACTTGGCCTTGCGACTCATGAGGCGATCCATCCCGGCTCATCGGCCAACGGCTGATTCACCGCGCCCGGCGCGTCGCTGACGGGGTAGTTCTCGATGCCGTTGGACTGACGCGGCACCCAGTAGGACGGGGTGTAGGTGCAGCTGCTGGAATACCTGCCGCCGTAGCACGACGACCGAGCGGACACAGTGTGCGCAGGGGTCCAGAACTCGCGATAGCGAGTCCAGCTGCCGTCGGCCCGGCGCGGCGTGTCGCAGATCGTGCGGACGGTGCCCTTGAACAGCCAGATGCCGCGATTCTCGACGCACGCGCCCGGCTGGGCGGAGGCCGGAGCGATCGGGACGGCGAGGGTGAGACCGATCGCGGCGACCGCGACGGCCAGAGCGCGTCTCGGGGTAGTGAACATGGATTCTCCTCGTGGTTGTGGACCGACGTCGACTAGTCGGCGTCGTTGATCTCGGCTGCAGCGAGCAGCCGGGCCTGAGCAGCGTCGTTGACGCTGGGGATGTAGCGCGAGCCGGACGGGGTGCCGGTCAGCGTCTCGATCAGCTGGTACCGCAGCGACTTGTCGACCGCCTCGGCGATGCGCTGCTTCCAGTACGGGCCGACGTCGTTGCGCGACTGGGCGTAGTTGTCGGGCCGGATCGCCATGACCAGCTCGCCGCGAGTGACACCCTGCTGCGGGAAGCGGTCGACGTATTCACGGATGCGAATCGCCGTCTCCACCAGCGGCTCCGGCACGGGCCGGGCCAACACGACCTCGCCCTGCATCGGGTCGATAGCGCAGTTGGGACCGGTGATGACCGGAGCCTTGATGTCAGTGCCCGGTTCGAGCACCCCGACGTCGAGCATCATCAGCGGAATCGCATCCTCCAACTGCTCGATGTTCTTCTGCTTCGTGGTCCAGACCTCGATCGCCTTGCCCGGCAGCCGCCCGTTCGAGTCGAGCAGCTGGTCATAGGCCCACCTCGCCTCACGCACCACCAGCTCGGAGTCGAGCGCGCCGTTGAGGGCGGAGCTGCCCCGCGCGACCTCGGGTGCGCCCTTGGACGTGTGGTGCACGACGCAGACCCCGGCGTTGGTGTGGTCCTTGAGCTTGTCGAACCGGCGCACCGCCTTGCCCACGTCGGTCGCCGAGTTCTCCTCCAAGCCGGACGACATGCGGGCGAACGTGTCGAAGATGACCAGGCCGATCTCCTGCCGGACGATGTAGGCGGCGATGTCGCCCCAGGCCTCGTTGGTCGCCTGCACGAGGATGATGCCGTTGCCGAGCAGCAGGTTGTCGTCCAGCTCGATGCCGTGTGCGGCTTCCCAGGCGCGGAGACGCTGCACCGCTCCGGCGAGGCCTTCACCTGGCAGGTAGAGCACCTTCGTCTTGAGGGTTTTGCGACCCTGCCAGCGCTTGCCGGTCGCGATGTGGCAGGCCATGTCGAGCGCGATCGAGGACTTGCCCATGCCGGGCGCGCCGATGATGCAGGACAGCCCGCCGTGCTCGATCAGGCCGTCAATGATGAACTCCGGCGGCGGCATATCGCGCCAGTGGGAGAACGGGGCGATGCGCGGCACGCCGTTGTGCTTGGAGTCGAACACGTCGGGGTCCGACTCCTCGACCTCATCGGGGTACGGCGAGTCCTTGGCGACCTTGCCGAAATCGGCAGGCAGCGCATCCACGGACAGGTCGACCGGCGCGGCCTGAGCAGCGGGTTCCGGCGCGGCGGCGGTCGGTGAGCTGGCCGTTTCCTCGGGCGCGGCGTTCGAGCCGACAAGGTGCCCGCCATCGTCGTCCGCGTGCCACAGGTTGCCCTCGTCATCCTCGGCCACCGCGTCGTCGCCGTACAGCGCAATCCACGCCGAGCACGAGCAGAACCGCTGCGCCTCGCCGCACTGCACGCACGCCCGGTCGCCGGGGTAGCTCGGCAGCATGGCCCACTCGTGAGTGCAGGCTTCCTGCTGCGCGTCGGTCGCGGCCTGATCGTCGCTCTGAGCCTCGACCTCCTCGCCGTTGGTCTCGGGGGCAGCGGGCATGTCGAAATCGCCGTCGCCGGTCATCCCGTGGTCGGGGTCGGGCTGACGCGGGGTGATGTCGGGGTCGACCTCGGTCCCGGTCGGGGTGAGGTCGAGCGCATCCATCGCCGCCCCGACCTTGCCGCCGAAGCTGGTCAGCGCGACCGCCTGCAGCTTGGAGATGGTCGAGGTGCCCTTGTCCTTGACCCACTGGTCGAACGGCTCCGCCGGGTTGTCGGTCCAGATGTGCAGCGGGGCGTTGACCTCGGTGTAGCGACCGGCGGTGCAGCCTGCGCCGTGGGCGGTCGCCGACTTGGGGCTGGCGTGCACGCCCGGCGCGGTCCAGACCTCGCAACCGCAGCTGTCGGCGCGCGGAGCCGGGGTCCACCCGAGCGGTTCGAGGATGGCTGCCCACGGGGTCTGCTCGGCCCACTGGTCGATCGCGGTCGCCAGCTCAGGGTTGACCGCCTCAGCGTTGCGCTCGGCCCGCTCGGCGCGCAGCGTCCCGGCCTCGATGATCTTGTCGGCCAGCCAGTCCGGCAGCTCGTAGTCCCGACCGACCAACTCGTACGCGCCCTCGGGCCGGGTCGACGGCGGAATCAACACGTACCGGCGGTCCCAGAGCACCGCGAACCCGTCGTCCCCGCCCCACGTCATCGCGCCGAGGTTGCGCGGCAGCACCGGCCAGAGCTTGTCCGGCACGTTGAAGTAGAAATGCCCGCCGTCGGCGTGCGCCCACGTGCTCGGGTCGTCGGGGTCAGCGCCCTCGCCCTGATGGCCGGGGGTGACGACGGTCGGCGGAGGCAGCGTGTCGTCGTCGGGGTCGAGGTCGTTCGCCTCGAACCAGCGCCGCACCTGACCGGCGGTGTCGCAGTCGACCACGACGAGACCCGACTGGCCGACCTCGACGGCGAGGTTCACCGCCACCGGATCCGCCATCGCGATCTCGCCCGCGTCGAGCCGTTTCTTGTTGTAGGCGACCTGCTGCCCGTGGTCGCCGTCCGGCGTCACCTCGACCCACGTGGAGAACAGCTCGATGTAGCGCTTGAGGTACCGGTCGAGAATCGTCTTGTTGTCCGTGGCGAGGGCGAGACCGGCGGGCGACTTGATCGTGGCCCAGTCGCGGCGACCGGCATCGCGCGCGGCCTCCTGAGCAGCAGCGTCATCCTTCTTCCGAGCCTGCGGGGTGCGGAGATCGGCGGGCACCTTGGAGTCGGGATAGATGAACAGCAGATGCAGGCCGATGTCCGCAGCCTGGCGGATGAACGCGCGGACAGCCTCGTGATCGCGGTTGTCGACGCCGGAGCCGAGCACGGCCTGCAGCGGGGTTGATCCAAGCATCAGTGGTTGATCCCTTCGTGGTTGTGGTTACTGCTCGGGGTTGGTGCGGGGTCGGGCGGCGATGCCGCCCCCGAGCGCGCTATAACCCACCTTGTCGACCCAGCTGTCAGCGTGGTTCGGGTTATGAATCAGGCGGGCAGTTTTCAGAAGGTCCAGGCAGAGGGCCACCTGCTCGGGGGTGACGTCGTGACCGAACACGACTGCCCATAGTGCGCCGGTCTCGCGGAAGTTCACCTCAGCGTCGCCGTACACCGCGTTGCGGTCGTTGTTGACCAGATCGGCAGCGCGGTTGCAGATGTCGCGGGCGCGGTCGCCGGTCGTCTCCTCACGCAGCGTGTAGTGATAGCTCGGGCACATGACGTGGATGTACCGGCCCGGCTCGACCTCGGTGTTGATCTCGTCAGCCTTGATCGGCTGCAGACATCTGCCGCACGTCCGGCCAGATACACCCGGCGAGTGCGGTGCGCCCTCGGGGTGGTTCATGATCGGCGGGTTGTCGTCGTAGTCGTGGGCGGGGTCGTATCCCATTGGGGTCTCCTCGGGGGTTGTGGGACGTGCGGCGGCGGCGGCAATCTCGCGGCGCAAGAACTCGCAGTGGGGTTTGTGGAGGGTATGCCTCATCGTCTACACCTTGGCCCAGGCGTGGCCCATGTCGGCCCGATCGGTGCGGAGGATCGGCACGCGCTGCGCCCAGTCGATCAGGAACGGCGGCGGAGTCATCATGATCGCCTGCACCTCCTCGGCGACCGCCGTGTCCACCACGACCTCATCGTGCATCGCGAGGTGCAGCGTGTTGCCGAGGCCCATCCGCTCCATCTCGCAGATCGTGTGCGCGAGGACGTCGTACGCCGACCCCTGAATGCAGTAGTTGACCGCCTTGTACTCGAACCCGGCGTCGATGGGGAGGATGCGACCGGCGGCGGTGATCGTGACGCCGGTCTGTGTCGCGACGTCCATCACCCGGCTCATCCACGCCTCGCACCGCTTCATCGCGTTGAACATCTGCCGCCTGATCTGCATCGCCGACTCCTCGGTGTGCTTGATCTTGCGGGCGAGGTTCGCGATGCCGAGGCCGTACATCGTCGCCAGCAGCACGATCTTGGCGATGTCACGCCCGGCCTTCGTCATCGGCAGCCCGCACGACCGTTGGATCGGCTCATAGAGGTCATCGCCGCGTTCGTAGCTGGCGACGAACTCCTCATCGCGCGCCATCGCCGCCATCGTCACCGGCTCGATCTGCGACCAGTCAATCGAGGTGAGGCCTTGCCCGTCGTCGCAGATAACGGGTCGCGCCTCCGCCGGGAACTGCTGCAGCTCCGGCAGGCCGTAGCTCATCCGGCCCGTCGCCGACGCTCCGAGCACACCGACCTGCGGGTGGCAGCGCCCGGTGACGCGCGCCTGCCGGTCCACCTTGTCGAGATAGCCCATGACCTTCTCGATGGTCGCGAGCTTGCGCTGCGCAGCGGCGAGCGGATGGTCCAGTGCGTCGAGGTTGGCCTTGTCGGACTTGAGCGCGCCCTTCGGGGTGCGCGGCCACGGCTGCGGCAGCTCGCCGCGCGCGTCGAGGTAGTCGACCAGCGCCTTGCCTTTGCCCGTTCCGCCTTCCAGACCGTGCACGGCCAGCTCGGCGATGGCCAGGTTGCGCTCGACGTCGACCTGCTCGGCGTACCGGTCGAGGTACTCGCGGTCGACGTTGAGACCGAGTGCGGAGCGGCGGAGCATGACGCGGTGGGTCGTCTCCTGCACCCCGAGCTGCGCCTGCGCCTCGGCGGGGGTGTTGGCCCCGAACCCGGCAAACGGGTGATCCATCGCCCACTCGGTGCACATCCCCCGCAGCATCGGTTCCAGCTGCAACGTGACCACGGTGTCGCCCATCGCGCCCTGCCGATAGATCGGGCTGTCGATGTCGAGGCCTTCGTACCCGGCGGTGATCGTCTTGTAGCCTGCCGCCTTGAACGCGCGCTCCATGCCGCCCTTGAAGTCGGAATAGCCGAGCACCCGAATCGCCAGCGCCTCCAGACCCTTGCGGATCATCGTGTCCGGCATCGCGAACCGAGCCAGCAGCAGCGTGTCCACGACGCGGTTGATCTCCGCGTGCGTGATCAGGTTGCTCTGGAACAGCGGCGGGATGTCGAACGGTGCGTTGTGCAGGATGATCTGCCCGGCCCGGCTGAGCAGATCTTGGGCGACGGCGTGCTGACCGGCGTCACGCTGCGGGTCGAGCAGAATCGCCTCGAACCGACCGTCGGGCCGCGACCACGCAGCGGTCAGGCAGTTGATCGTGAAAGCGTTGTCGAGGCCGGGGGTCTCGATGTCGATCGCGATCGGAGCGCCCGCCGGGAACCGTCGGCACGTCTCTATCGCCTCGGCTCCGAGGTTGAGATAAGCGCCCAGAACCGGGTCAAAAGATCGGCGAGACGGCACCCGAGGGGTGCGGCGGGCGGTGACAGCGGCGGTCATGGTCGGGCTCCGATCGAGGTCCATGCGCTCTGCAGCGCAGCGCGGAGCGTATCGGCGTCGGCATCATCCGGCACCGCCATCATCGCGTCGGTGAACGCAAGGGCGACCGTGTCGAACATCGCCCGCGCCCCGACCTCCTCGCCCTCGGCGAGGCCTTCGGTCTTGCCGTCCTCGAAGCCGTGCTCGCGCCCGACCTCCTCAGCCTCGATGGCAGCCTTCTCGATTGCCCTCTCCATCGCCTCCTCGCCCGGTACCGGCGTCGCGAATCCGCCACCCCAGCCGCAGCGATACAGGCCGGTGTCGGTGTGGACCCATCCTCGATCCTCGCCCTGACCCTGGTCGTTGACCGGGCCGGTGCACTCTTCGCAGACACGGTGCTCGACGGCGGTTGCTCCGAGCAGAGCGACAGCGCTCACTGGTCGCCGCTCTCAGGGGCGCAGGAGCAGTACGGGTTGTCGCAGCAGCGCCTTTCGGTGACGATGCGGGTCGGTTCGCCGTCGGCAGCACGGTCCCGATCCGACCACGACGCAAAAGCCTTGTGCGCCTGATCCTCGGTGATGACTCCGGCGTTGACGATCTCGCTCAGTTCGTCGCGGTCGAGCCAGGCCTGAAAGTCTTCGGCAACCTGCAGCACCGGTCCGAGCACCGGACCTCCGCCGTTGCGCGGAAGGACGTAGAGCGTGTCCCCGCGAAACAGCTCGACCGCAGCCTTGAGCGCGGTTTCGCGAGACCAGGTGCCGCCGTGATCGAGCACGCCGGAGAACAGGTGGTCGATGCCCGGCGGCTGCTCGCTGGCCGAGACCTCGCCCCAGCGGATCACGGTCGCCGGGAACGTCACCCCCGCCTCCTCGACCGACATCGGATCCCATCCGCCGGGACTGATCCACGTCACGCGGGTCTCGGCGAAGTTGATCGGGCGACCGTCGGCGGGCGACCACGCGCACGGGCGCTGCTCGATCTCCTGCCGGACGAACGCGACGGCCTCGCTGGTGTGGTCGCCAGGGATGCGCAGCCAGCTGATGACGGTGCCGTCGGGCACGGTCTCAAGCTCGGCGGCGGAGGCGACGAACGCCGCGCTCATCGCCGTGCGCCGGAGGTCGCGATGGCCACGCTCAGCTCGTAGGCCTTGATGGCATCGGGAACCCCGCCCGGCAGCCGGTCGCGGTCGAAATTGTGGGCCGATTCGCGGGACCAGTACGACTGGTAATCACGTTTGCGGGTGACCTTCTCGCTGACGCCGCCGTTTTTGCGCCGGAGCGAGCCGCTGATGACGACCTCTTTGAGCTTGCCGTCGGTCCACTTGACGGTCATGAACTCGGGCCGGAAATGCTCGTTGGAGCGGGTGTACGGGCTGAGCACGTCGGGCACCGATTCGGGCCGGATGCCGAAATAGGCCGTGTGAACGACCATCGTGTCCTCGCCGGAGTGCGGCTTGCGGGTGATGCGGGTGTCGGTGACTGAACGCAGCCAGTCGATGTCGCGGGTGCCGGTGATCGGGTCAACGGGCATGGGGTGTCTCCTGTCGGGGTTGTGGTTGTGAGTCGAGGCTAGCGCTGAGGGTCGGGGATGTCGCCGAGATGGGTGGCGGGGTCGCCGTCGGCGAACGACGCAATGAGCTTGGTCGAGTGTCCGTAGCCGTTGGAGCCGGTCGTGCGCCAGACCCTCACGACGTCGCGCCCGTCCTCATGGCGCACGGTGACCTTGCACCCGACGTTCCAGCCCGAGGCGGAGACGTCGAGGCCGGAGTTCTTGGAGCCGAGGCGGCTGGCTTCGCCGCGATTGCCCTGCACGGTCCCGCGAAACTGCGCCATCAGTGATCGTCTCCGGCCTCGGCCTGAGACCAGCCGTCACCGGGCCGGACCCCGGTGATCGACAGACCGCCGATCACCTCGCCGTCGAGTTCGAGCATCAGGTGCAGCGGCGGCACGGCCTCGCGCCGGGCCTGTTCGCGTCCCTCGCGGCGACCGACACCCTTCCCGAGCGCGTAGACCGCGATCATGATCAGAACGGTGACGACGGTCGAGGTCATCGGGTCGCCGCCAATCCGGCGTACACGTCGCCCTCGCCCGTCTCGGGGTCGACCACGACGTGGCACGGCCACAGGCCGACCAGCTTGCCGTGATCGTCCCAGCAGCCCGGCGTCGGGGTCAGCGGGCCGCAGACCCGGTTGCCCATCGTCCGGCAGTCCCACGCCGGGTCATCCTCGTTGATCGTGGTCTGGACGGTCGTGGTCGGCGCACTCTCGGGGTGGGTGACCTGGTGGTCGCGCGGCTCCGCGATAGCGAGGCCGGACGGCAGGCCGATCGCGAGGCCGATGAAGATACCGGCGGCGAACATCACCGCGCGGTCCGCATATGAGGGTTTCATCGAGGTCAGAGCCTTTCATGGGTCGGGCGGGCCGGTCCCGCCTCGTATAACGAGTTATACCCTATCTGACCTGCGGCAGTCTAGCCCGAGTTTCCCGACCCATGACGGTATTGTCCGGTACGGTGCCACCGCTGGCCTCTTTGGGCCTGGTAGAGCGTCACGATAGCGCGGCTCAGCTCCGGCGGCAGCAAACTCAGGAGTCGGCCTATCTCCGAGGCGGGCGACCACTGCCCCAGCTGCGCATCGATCGGGGTCTCGCCGGTCTCGCGGATCGACAGTTCCTCGATCAGCGCGCAGAACGGTCCGAAGTGGTTGGCCGACTGCGGGCGGGCGCAGGCGTACCCGAGCGCGAACGCGAGCGCGGCGGTCGGGGTCTCCGACAGCGGGGTCGCCGGGCCGGTCGGTGCGCCGAAGTCGGGCCGGACGGGAACGGGGCGGCGGTCGGGATTGTGGTCGTGGTTCATGCGCTGGACTCTACCCCGTCAGCGTCGGGTTTGTGCCTCACGCGCGGGCGCGCGCGATCCTAGTGGTTCGCACCCCTCAACGTCTATTAAGAATTATTCTTAGACTTGCCGCCTCGACTATATTTTGAACGGGGTATAGGATCGGCCCCAGGGAAGGCCGGTCCATAACACCCCGGTTCTTCATCTCTCCGAGAACTCGGATTGAGGATGTGAATCTCTCCACTGGGACTACCCCGAGGGCGCGGTCTGGGAGATCGCAGGCGCGTCTCGCTCGCGCCCGCCTCGCGGACGATGCCGACGGGTGGGAGGCGGATAACGTATAGCCGGTTATACGAATGTCAGCTAGAGTCGGAGACATGACCACGAAGCATGACGGGCGCGATCTGCCCTACACCCTGGCCGAGGCCGATGCGAATATCTCGGAGGCGATGGGACGACCGGCGGGATTCGCCGAGACCGTCCAGAAGCTCGCCGACATCAAGGCGGTGAGCAAGACGTTGAAGGACCGGCGCGAGCAGGTATGGAAGCAGGTCAAAGGCCTGCACCCCCGCCCGAGCGGCGGCGGTGTTCATGTCGTGCGCAGCGGTGCGCCGGGCGGCGGATGGGTGCTGCGGCCCGTCACGTCGCAGCGGTCGGCGACTCGCAAGGCCTACAGCGCAGCGGTGAAGGCGGCGGATGCGGAGCTGTGGCGGCGGTGCCTCGTTCCGCGCCGCGTGATCACGATCGCCGCACCGAAGGACTACACCGGCAGCGACCTCGACGTGAAGCTGCCCGCGTTGCCGAACCGGGGCGCGAGCGCGGAGACGCTGATCAGGCTGTACAAGTCCAAGCTCTACACCGACCAGCTGCGGGAACTCGGGCTGATGGAGGACGACGCGAAGCTGGCACTCGACAAGCTCGCGGCGGAGATCGGGTGGGAAGGTGAACAGTACCGGTTCACCGACGGGTGGCGTGCCCAGCTGGTGCAGGAGACGTTCGACGGCGACCGGCTGCGGCAGATCGACCCGGCGGCGTGGGACCGGCTGAGCGAGGTTGTGGAGACCGGCGGCATCACGAAGCTGACCCTCATGGAGTACAACAAGGCGGTCGAGAACGGTCTGGTCGACTTGGACGAAATTGACGAGATCGACGGCGACTGAGCGAACTATCCCACCTTTTGGTTGCGACCCGATCAAGGCCGGTATAACTTGTATGACTATGGCCCAGAGAACCGCCCCGCGTCCCCGACGTGCCCCCGCGTCCCGCCATCCGGCCTGGGGTCCAGACCCTCTGCTGGTCGTCCGGTGCAGCCCTGAGCTGCGACAACGGCTCAAGGTCGCCGCAGTGGAGGACGGCCTGACGCACGCGGAGATGCTGTGGGCGCTGCTCGACATTCGCGATGATCGGCGCGCCCGGCAGCGGCGGATGCAGCGGTCACCGCTCCATCGGCCCGACGACGGCGAGACTCAGCTATGAGCGCCCGCGTGCCCCTCGGCGGCTGCGAGTGCCCGAGGGTCTGCCCGGTCCACGATCGTCCGCGAGGCGAGAAGCTAGAACGCAAGGATGACGGTCGCGAGCCGATCGGCCTGACCGGCGAGGTGCGCCCGCCGGAGGATGAACCATGATCGCGATCGGGACGCAGGTGCCCGCCCTGACCGAGGAGCACGCCGACGGCACGCTCTGGGCAGACGTTGAGGGCGACTTGTGGAGCCCGTGCCCGTTCGGCTGGGTCGTGACCCGGCGCGTGCCGTTCTCGATCGTGTCCGACCTCGCCGCCCCGAGCGCCGTCTATGGGCCTTACACGGCGGTGCTCGGCCCGCCCGTCCCACCCAACCGATGAGCGCGACAGGAGGCAGCGCAATGACGCTGGACGCTTCCGACCTGCGCCGCCTCGGGATCACTCGTGCGCGTGTCGACCGGGCCACTGCTTGCCACTACCGCGACAGCGGCAGGATCATCGTGGTAGCCGACAAAGGCGACTTCGAGGCCGCAGCGATGGCGCTGGCGGAGCTGGCCTGCAAAGTCGCCCCGACCGAGGAGACTGCGCCGTGACGGTCAGCGACGATGACATCGCCAACCTGCTCAACGAGGAACTGTTCGCTCGGCGGGCCAAGGCGCTGTTCCTCTCCAACGCCGGGGCGACCATCGCCAAGATCGCCGAGGAGTGCGGGGTGTCGACCTCGACCGTGCGGAAAGACCTCGACATCGCCAAGCGGCAGTACCTCGCCGACACCCCTGACCAGCGCCGGGCCGTGCAAATGTCGATCATCCACGACATGCGCAAGGCGAACTACCCGGCGATGATGCGGGGCGACGTGGACGCCGCCAACGTCATCCTGCGCGGACTCAAGCAGGAGGCCTCGCTGTTTGGGTTGTTCCCGAAGGTGCTGGAAGTGCCCGGTATCGACTCCGTGAGCGCGGCGAACGAGGCCGCTGCGCTCATCGAACGCATCGCACAAATCGACCCACAAGGACTCAGGGAGATCACCCGTGGACAAACACCGCTCGACGTCGAGACCGTGGAAGATCGTGACGAATCTCCCACGGGCGCAACACCTTTCGCTGCTGCGCAACCTGCTGGGTATGTCGGGGAGACCGACGAACCAGCCGAGGCCGGAGACCCCGCCGGAGTACCTGGACCGGCTGGCCTGTCCGTCGACCTCGGAGACGACGATGACGACTGGTCCAACATCGGCGGCTGACCTGCGCGTCAGCCACAGCTCGACCCTGCTGGAACAGCACAGGATCACCCTGCCCGTCGGGGCGACCGGCGATAACGTCGCCGTCGCCCGGCTGCACGCGGAGGCCTATGCCCGCGCTCGCGGGTTCGAGCTGAGTGCCGGGTCGATCGGCGTCGTGTCCCGGCTGGGCAAGCTCGGCGACGAGTATCTGGGCGTGACGTTCGACGTCGTGGTCGGCAAGGGCGACATCTCCACCAACCAGTCCGTGCCCGGCGTGCTCGACCGGTGGACGTGGAGCGGGGGTGCGCTGCAGTGGTGGCGCAAGGTGCTCGGCAACGGCGACGGTCGTCAGGGTAGAGTCCTGGCCCGGCTCGATGAGCGGGACCGGGGTCGGCGGGTCGTGCCCGGCCCGTGGCGCGGAGCCGATGCGCTGAACGGCTTCGAGCAGGCCGATCAGCCGGGCGGGCCGGTCGTCTCGGCAGCCGACCAGAGACCGCCGTGGATGAAGCGGGCCGACGGCGATGACAGCGAGGGCGAGTGATGGAGCTGCGCGAACAGATCGCGCTGATGTGCGAGTCGGACAGCGTGAAGCTCCGCGGCATCGGCGTCATCGCCGCCACGATGAGCGCGCTGGACGACCGGCGCGAAGCAGGCGAGGTCATCGACTACCTCGACGCCGCCAAGGCCGTCATCGCGGCCCAGACCGAGGCCGGGCTGGCGACGTTCCGGCTGCTCGACCTGCGAGCCTTCATCGCCGAGATCAAGCACTCGCTCAACCCCGACCGCTACAACGCCGCCGGAGCCGAGTGCGTCGACATCGGCCCGCGCGCCGAGGGCCAGCTGCCGATCTGGGAAGGCGGCACCGAGGGCACCCATACCGAGGCCTGTGACGGCGAACCTCACCCCGGTCAGGCCTGCCCCGTCGACTACCCCTGATGGCCCGCTCCAAGAACCCTCGCGCTGCCCGCGAGCGGGTGAACTGGCGGGTGTATGCCGCCGGGCCGACGAAGGCCTTGGCGGTCGAGCCGGGCGGCGACCATGAGTGGGTGTTTGAGGGGTCGGCGACGACGCTGGACGACGCGATCGCGTTCGCTGCCGCCAAGCTGCGCGGTGATTGAGCTACCATCTGCGCTGTGAGCGGATGGCGACCAGACGAGATGCTGGTACCGGCTTTGCTGGCCGGGTCGCCGACGACGATGGATGACCTTGACGGGTGCGACCGCGTGTGGGCCGTCGTGGTGATGACCGATGACGAGGAGATGACCGCCGAGGCCATCGCCGAACGTCTCGGCTGCTCGCTCCGGCTGGTACGCACGATCCTCGCCGACCCGTCGACCGTGCTGATGCGGATGTACCGTGCTGAGGCGGAGACGTTCGAGCGCGAGCTGGACATGGTGTCCGGCGAGGTCCAGCGGCTCGCCTCCGCGCTCGCGACGACCGAGGCCGAACGCGACCGGATGCAGGTCCAGCGCGACCGACTGCTGCAGGTGGCTCTTGCCGAGCGGGCCGGGGAGACCCACAGCTGCGGGTGCCCAGTGTCCCGCTACAACACGTACGTCTCTCCCAGTGGGAAGATGGGCTGCCGGGAGCATCGGCGGCTCGCCGTCGCCCGGCACCGTGCACGTTCCAAGCTCAGCGCGTAACGTCAGGCCTATGGCCCGGTCCCGCACACGTTCTCGCGGCACCCGCTCCGGCCTCCGAGCGGGCCGGTCTCGCGTGGCGAGGCAAGGACACGGCGGGCCGACCCTCCACAGCTCGACGGGCAACGTCGGCGCATTCTCGGCCCGCTCCGGCGGGCGCGGCAGAGGTCGCGGGTACCGAGGGTTCAAGTCCAAGAAACAGTGGCGCTGGGCCTGGGCGACTAAGCAGCCGTGGGCGCGAAAGAAGTCCCACGAGACCAAGGGCGGCAAGATCGTGCGCTATCGCCGACTGCCCGCCTCCAAGCACTCCGGCCACAAGGGGTCTCGCGCGCCCAAGGCCTAGCGGGCGACCGCTACCCCGGCACCGCCCCGAGGCGGTCGAGGAGGCCGAACCCCTCGGCACGCGGCACACCGGTACAGGCCGCTGTCCGTCCATCCCATCTGCATCACCCACACGATCGAGTCGCACCCCTGGCACCAGTCGCGCAGCTTGTCGAGGTCGGTGCCCGGCGGCAGCTTGAGCAATCCCCCGCTGTCCGGCAGCACGAGCATGGTCGTGCCCGGCGACCCCGAGTGCAGGCGCGGCGACCGGCCCACTATGCCCACCCCGGCGCGGTCTCGGCCAGTTCGCGCTCGCGGAGCGTGCAGCCGTCGGCGTGATCGGCGAGGTAGTGCGCCCGGCACTCTAGGCAGCAGTCGTCATCGCCGTACGCTGACTTGGCCCGCGCGATCTCGGTCGTTCGCCGCTGGCCCTGCCTGCAGCTGCACGTCGAGCAGTGGGGCCGGATGTTGTCGCGGCGGTATCGCCCGCCCTCCTCGCCGGGGATGATCCGGTCCACGATCATCGTCTTGTCGTTGACCATCGCCCCGCACTCCCAGCACGCGACCTTCTCGCCGTCGCCGCCGAACCCCGAGATCGGCGAGAGCAGCCACGCGCGACGCGCCCGGCGGTCATAGCTCGACCCGCGTTCGTTGGAGTTGCAGCGTCCCGCCCGGCTGCTCACAGGTCGAACTCTTCGTCATACATCGGCAAGAACTCCGAGGCCGGGCGGGGTCGACCGGCGGCGACCGAGGCGTCAAACATCGCCAGCAGGTGTTCGAGGTAGTGGACGTGCGGCGAGCGATCAAACCCGTTGTCCGGTGCCTCGCAGATGCGATGCACGATCTTGCGCCGCTGCCGCTCGACGTCCATCCCGTGGCTCACAGTGATCACCGGACCGGCCTTCCGCAGCGCGCACAGACCTCGACCGCCCGCCCGGCCCGAACGATCGTGATCGACGTCAGGTGATGGCACGGGGCGTGTGGGCGGCTCACCGGATTGCCTCGCCGTCCCAGCAGGCGTCATGCAGCATGTCGGGCCGGATCGTGTTGAACGCCAGCCACCATATCGCCGGATGCACGTACGTCAGCTGCACCTCAAACGATGTTTCGCGCGGTCGGGTCAGGTCGATGATCTCGCCCGTGGGCCAGTCCTCCTCGCCGGTCATCGTCCCGGTCGGCTCAAACCCCATGCTGCTCATCATGACTCGCAATCGACGTTGGGGTGGTGCACAAGCCAGCATTTCGCGCAAATAACCTCGCGCGGTCCCACCTCGAACTCGCTCAGGTCCACGACGTCGGCGGTGCCCGGCCCGCGACCGTCCGGCCAGACCTCGATTGGCTCCGGTTCTGGCCCGCAATCGACGCCGGGCAAGCACGACTCGCACCCGGTGACGGCGGAGTGGGCGCGATGTCCGCACTGACGGCACGGCACCCGATAGTCAAAGCTCATCGCGCCCCCGCCTCCTCACGCTCCCAGTCGTCCAAGATCGCGGTGAGCCGGTTGATCGGCACGACCAGCGAGCTGCCGTACTCGGCGACCAGCTCGCGGATGCGGGCGAGCGCGAGCGCCTGCGGCGATAAGTTGGGTGCGGTCATGAGCCGTCGCCGTTCGGGACGACGACCGGCCCGTGCGTCGGGCAGCGGAGACGGCCCACCTGGTCGCAGCTCGGGCACTTGCCGGACTGCTGGGCATTGTGCGCCTCGACGGCGGCAGCCAGTCGCTCGATCGCGGAGATGGCGCGCTCGGCGGTCTCCTGCCACGAGGCCGGGTTGCCTCCGGCGAGCATGTCCAGGAACGACATCAGATGACCTCCGACCCGTTGTGATCCTCGACTTTGGCGGTGTTGACCCATCCGCCCTTGGGAGCCTTCGGCCCGCCGGTACGGGTCGCGACGACGACGTGGTTGTGCCCGAGGCGGAACACGCCGCCCTTCCAGGCAGGCTCCACCAGCAGGAACTCGGGACGCGCGCCCCGGCTCAGGGCGACCTTGCCGACGCGCTCGGTGCGCGTCGCCCCGTCGAGCACCCGCACGTCGACAGCGGCCTTGTAGGCGGCGGCAATCGACGGGTGCGTGTCCTCGATCAGGGTCAGGTCGAGCGCGTCGCCGTGCTGAGTGCGCAGCCGTGCCGCGATCTCGACCAGGGTCGGGTTGGGCGTGTCGGTCATGTGATCGGTGCTCCCTTCGAGGTGATCTGCAGTCCGTTGCGGCGCAGGTTGGCGATGTCGTTCTTGCGGCTCCGGTACTCGCTCGGCGTCCCGGCGATCGTGCCGATGAGGCGACCGTCGAGGTAGACCTTGTAGTGCCCGGTGCGTGAGCGGCATGGCTTGAGTTCACCGCCCGCCCCGGTGATCGCGGCGAGCAGCGCCCGCGTATCCCGGTCGGAGGTTCGGTTGCTGGCCCGTTTGGAGCCGGGCTGCGGGCTGGATTGCGTCATCGTCACCACCACATCTCGCCGTCGTGCAGGACCACAGTGAACTGGTCACCGTCGTTCGCGGAGTCGAGTGCCGCGCAGACGTCGCGCCGGTCGACCGGGGCGAGCTTTGCGACCAGCGTCGTGGTGCTGAGGTTGATGGAGGCGTGGTTGCCGGTCGAGACGTTCACCGCCTCCAAGACGCGGTACGTCGTCGCGGCGACGTAGGTGCGGGCGGTGACGACGCGGTAGGCCTGCCCGCGCTCGACCGCGCCGAGCATTACCCCTCGGTAAACGTCGCCCGGCTGCAGGTCGGCTGCCTCGATCACCGTGCTCATGCGAACGCCGCCGTCAGGATCAGATCGGCCTCGGCGAACGCGGCGGCGAGGTCGTACGCCTCACGCCGGGTCTGGGCAAAGGTGTGGTAGATGCCTGCGTCGCGGCTGCCCCGGGTCTCGGGGTTGCCCTCGGCGTCGCGGTCGAGGAGGCGGCTGATGAACACCTGCCAGCCGAGGTAGTCGGTCGCCACCTTGTCCACCTCGATGTACAGGTCACCGACGACGGCGACGTACTCGGAGACTCGCTTGCGGGGCTGGGTGTAGGTGAGCTTCATCTCGGTCCCTTCCGGCGGGTCGGTCCCGCCTCAACGTAACTGATATTACCCGACTAAGGCGGGTAAGTCTATAGGCTCCGACCAGTCACTTTTGCGTGACCACCCGTTTCGGGCGCGGCTCGCGCTGTAGGTGCTCATCGAGCTGCCCGACCAGCGACGGTCGCGGAGGCCGGGCCGGGACGACGTGCACGCGCACCCGACCGTCCTTGCGCACCGAGCGCGGCGTCATGCAGATCGGGCACAACGTCTCCGTGACGTACCGCTCGCGGTCGGCCCACCGCCGTCGGGAGACCAACGGCGGCGAGCCAGACCCGAGGCACTTCATCAGAGCTTGTTCCACGCGGCGGGCAGATACCCGCCCCGGTCGATCCACTCGTGCTGAGCCAGGACCAGCTCGGCGAGCCGGACGGCCTGCGGGTCGTGATCCTCGGAGAACTGGACGATGCCGCGTGCGAGGCCCAGCTGCTCGACCAGATTGGCGTCGGGGTCCATCAGCTCACCGAGACCCAGCGCATCACCGTCGCCAGCGCGGCGTCGTAGCTGTCCGAATCGGTCATCTCGTTGACGAACTCGGCTGCCTGCTCGCGGGTCGCCCCGCCGGTCAGGAGCGCCCGCTGGACGCGACCGATGATCAGGAACACGTTGCCGTCGTTGCCGGTCAGCTGCACGTGGACGTCAGGGAACCTCGGGCCAGTCGTCTCGGTCTCCGCCGGAGCGGTGTCGTTTGCCATGCTGTAGTGCCTCCTCCCGCCCGATCGGCGGCGTTGTAGGGGTTTGTGTGCGCGTTGGCCGGACGCGCCCCCGGTCGAACTCTCAGTCCCGATCGAACGGGCTCCCCCAGCGGCCTCGACCGCCAGAACCGACCTGCCCACTGACGTACCCGCCCTCGGCGAACTGCCGAGGCGAGACCCCGGTGAGGATGCCGACGATGCCGGGCCGGTCGACCGGCTGCCGGGCCGGGTCGGAGGTGCCGAGCACCTGCCCGAACGCGCCCATCTCCTCCGCAACCGGCGGTTCGTATCCCTCGGGCAGCAGCGAGTCCCCATCGACCATCACGCGCAGGGTCGGCCAGTTGGCCTCGCCGACGAACTGCAGCAGGCCGGGCCAGTTGAAGCGGCGTTCCTCCGCGCCGGTCACGGCCCACCGGACGCTCCGCCCCGTGCGCCACCCGACAGCCGCGAACGCATACTCGCGACCGCTCATGTACCGCGAGAACGCGACGAACACCGGCCCGTCGTTGACGTTGGGCATCTTGGGCTTGCGCGCCTCCTCCTCGGCGACCGCCTGCTCAGCGGCCTGCCGAGTCAGTTCCTCGGCGATGGCGCGAGCCCGTGCCGCCTCGGCGCGGAGCTGTGCGGCGGTGACCGGCGCGGCCTTGATGTCGGTCGCCTTCTCGCCCTCGTTGTCATTGCTCATCTGATCGATCCTTCCAGTGGTTGTGGATGAGAGGGTTGTGCGTTGGCCGGTCGCACCCCCGGTCGAGCTATCCGCGCGGGACCGTGTACACGCCCCAGCGGACCCTCTGGACCAGCCTCGGGTAGTTCCGGTGCAGGTCAGCGAGTCGGCTGTTGACGATGTTGGCGGGCAGGTCCAGTTCCTCGGCGATGGCGGTGTAGTGCGCGCCGTCGTCGTGCTTCACCAGGACGTCGTACACCTCGCGCTGCTTGCGGGTCAGCACCGACGGGTCGCCGGGCGTGATCATCGCGGGCCGACCGTAGACGTCCACGGCTTCCAGGTACCGCGCGACCTCGTACGGGTCATCGCCCGGCTCGATCTCTACCGTGACCTCGCCCTTCGTGATCTTCACGCGCCGACCCCTGCCGTCATCGGACCCCACCGCAGCACCTGATCGGTCGTCAGGGGCAGCGCCTTGGTCAGACCGGCGAAGGCGTCCGTCTTGATCTTGTGGACGTCGGCGGAGGTGATCGTGCGGTTGGCCCGCTTCGCGGCGGCGTTGCCCTTCCCGAACACCGGCATGAAGTGGTCGGTGTACTCGGTGACGGCGTTGTAGGCGGCGTACGCGGTGCCCGCGAACGGCTCGATCGAAGGCGAGTGCCGCATGACCTCCATGACGTGCGTGACGCGCTCGACGCGGGCGTTCCTGGCCTTCTCGGTCTCGGCCTTGTTGACGCCGAACACGTCGTTGAACACCGCCCGCACCCACGCCTCCTCGCGCTCAGCCGCGATCAAGCTCTCCATCCCGACCGCGAACACGTCGGTGTACTTGAACGTCAACCCCAGCAGCTTCCGCACCTCGGCCAGGTTCGTCGCCGGAGACCCGACGTGCCGCAGGGCGACCGAGGAGACCGCGTTCTGCTCGGCGATGCGCTGAGTGTTGGCGCACACGATGCGGATGGGCGTGATGATGGCGCGGAGCGAGCCTTGCCCGTCGTGGTGGTTGATCACGGCCAGATAGACCTCGGTCTTGTCGAGGAACCCGCCCGCCCCGGTGAACTCGACGTGGGTCGGCATCAGCATCGTCACGAATGTCCGTCGCCCGCCGTCGAGCGCGCCGATGGTCTGGATATGCGCGCCGGACTGGTCGGTGATGTCGTAGAGGATGCCCGTCGTGTCCTCGTTCTGGAACGGCTGCCAGCGGTCGCCGACGACGGCCAGCGCCTCCGGCATGAGCGTGTGCGGGTTGGTCCGCAGGACCGTCCACTGACCCGGCGCGGCGACCTCGACCGTCCCGCCGAGACCGTCGTCAACGGTCTGCCGGTGCTCGATCTTGCGGACGTCCCAGCCGTTCATATAGGCCGCTTCCAGCGCCTCCGCCGGTTCCATCTCGTGGTTGACCTGCTGCCCGAGCTGGTGCCAGGCATCGCTCCGCGAGTCGGCGAAGCTGAATCGTCCGGCGGTGTTGTCGATCTCGTGTCCCATGATGTTCTCCTCGTGGTTGTTGGGTCGGTCGGATCAGGCGGCGGGGTCGCGGGGCGACGGGTCATCGCCGTTGGACACGCCGTCACCGTCGTCGTCCTTGGCTCCCCAGCCGCCACCTCCGCCGTGGGAGTTGATGGCGATGTCCTTGCATTCGGCCTTGTGGCCGGTGCGGTAGGCCATGTTCGAGCTGCACAGCACGTCGTCCTGCGGTCCGGCGTGGGCCGGGGCGGAGAGCTGAGTCACCATGCCGAACACGATGAGCAGGAGGCCTCCGACGAAGGCGACGACGTGGATAAGGGTGATCTTCATGGTGGTGCCTTTCACTGGTTGTGGGTGGGTTTGTGCGTTGGCCGGTCGCACCCCCGGTCGGTCTACTTGGGGAGATCGGTGCCCTGAGTCGGGTCGGCTGCCCACAGGGTCAGGTTCACGATGTCGGAGCCGTCGGTGGAGTCGAGGTCGATGACCGTGACGCGGCTGCCTTCATCGCCGCCGACCGTTCCAGCGGCCCAGGTCTCGTGGATGTCGGTCCAGGTGATCTGACCGTGCATGTGCTGAGCCGACAGCATCGAGTCGAGGATGCTGTAGCCGTCCTCCTCGTTCGAGGTGGACCAGTGGGTGACGATCGCGGTACGAACGGTCATTTTTGCCTCTCTCGGCGGGCCGGTCCCGCCTCCAACAGATATGATATTACCCGACGACGACGGGAAAGTCTATAGCTTTCTAGCTGGGATTATGCCGATCTTCCGAGCCGGGAAACTCGATTAGACCGCCCACAACACCCCGCCGATCGGGATGAACAGCACGCTCGCCAGCATCAACGTCGCCCCGACCCACTCGCGGGCGGAGCCGTGCCGAGCGCGACCGACCACGGACATGCCCACGAGCACGCCGGAGATGCCCACGAGGGCGACGATCAGAGCATTCATGGTGTCTCCCTGCGGATCACGTCGGCGATCGGGTCGCCGAACATCTCGGACTGTTCTTCGTAGCTGAGCGGGCCGACCACCTCGGCGATCTCGTCGGCGCGAGCCTCGGCGTCGCGCTGTGACGGCCAGAGCCGAGCGTCAAAGGCCTCCATCCGTGCGTGAAAGCAGGTGCCGACCGGATGCGCAGGCACCCACTCGGGGCACGCCTCGCAATCCGGCGCGATAGCGAGCGCGGCAGCGATCTCCGCAACGGCCTCGGCGACGGACACGGCCTGTTCAAAGGTCAGCGGTTCTCGTGACGGACGCAGAGCGAGCAGCGAGGCTGCCCAGGCGATGTGGCTCTGGGCCTCGGTGTCGGCAGCGCGACGGCGAGCCTTGCGCCCGAACCACCCGCACGCAGGGCAGCGGAATCGACGGCACTTCACGGCACAACCACCTCAATCTCTCGACGGAACAGGCACAGCTTTCGCCCTCGGGCGAACGTGATGCAATACAGCGGCTCGCGGTCGCCGCGCATGATCGAGGAGACGTGGCCCCGGCGGGTGCCGCTCACGATCACGGCGTCGCCGACGACCGGGGTCACCTCGGGGTCCGCAGCGCGGGCGCTCGCCGCGTCGCCGCAGAGGGTCTGCGCCTGCCGCTTGGTCGGATAGTGGGCCGACTCGACCCCTGGCCCGGCGACGAACCATCCGTGCCGGTGTCCGTGGTGCTCGACCACGAACGGTCCCGCCTCATATCGGGCCGGGTCGGTGGTCGCTCGATGCCATTTCATGCGGGTTCTCCTGTCAACAGGCGCGAGGCCTCGGGGTAGTAGAACGCGGCGGAGCCGCCGCATCCACACAGCCGTCGGGCTGCGGTGTGCTTGTCTGGGCAGCAGGCGTTGGCGTCGAACTCGGCCCACCACTCTGCCCACGTCAGTCCGTCCTCGAACAGCTCGGCGAGGTTGGGGTTGTCCAGGTCGGTCTCGGTGATCATCGGGGTCTCCTCGGGATTGTCGGGGTGCGGAGCGGGCCGGGAAGTCTCCTCCCCGGCCCGCGTCGGTCGATCAGCGAGTGTGCGAGATGTAGCTCAGCCACCGCTCGACGTCGGCCATTGCCGCGTCCTGCTCCATGCCCTCGGGGATGACCAGCTCGCCGTCGGAGATCATCTTGCGGACGACGTAGTGAATCTGGTCGCCGAGCTGCTGCTTGAGCTTGAGCGGCGACGGGGCGGAGGCCTTCTTGACGACCGGCTCAACGGCCTCGATCTCCGCGTCAGCCTCTTCGCGGCGGGTGATCTCCGCATCCACGGCGGCGTCGACCGTCATCAGTTCCTCGACCGGAGCCGGGGCGACTGCCTCGGTCTCGACCGGATCGGCAACAGGTGCCTCCGGCTCGACCTCGATCGGCAGCGCGGCCTGGGACTTGGCGCTCTTGGCCTCGATCAGCGCGTTGATCGCATCCTCGGCCCATCCGTTCTCAGCGGCGAACTCGCCGACGGTGGCCTTGCCCTTGACGGCGGTCGGCACCGCCTCGACAACCTCGCTGCGGTATCCCTTGGTGGCGAAGTATGCGCCGGTCTTGCCGGAGCGCGCCTTCTCGGCGGCTGCGTGGCTCTTGTGCCAGCTGTACGGTCCCCATCCCTCGCCCTCGGCGGAACCGGTCATCAGCACGTGGGTGTAGGGCATGGTGCCCGAGGTGCGGGTGAAGGACTCGCCGTTCGGGGCGATTGCGGTGAACTCGATCTTTGCGGCCATTTTTACCTCTCTCGGCGGGTCGGTCCCGCCTCCAACAAAGATGATATTACCCGACTAAGGCGTGAAAGTCTATAGCTTCCGAGCTGGTCCAATGGGTTATCCTGCGGCT